AAAATGAAAGCAAAGCGTAAGTCTTTTAAAGCTAGACACGGAAAGAATATAAAGAAAGGTAAGATGTCTGCAGCATACTGGGCAGATAAAGTTAAATGGTAGATTATGACAGCAGCACAATTAAGAGAATTAGGATTTACTAAAATGGGTCATCATGAAGATGATGATTGGCCAGAAGGATATTATTATTTTAGTATTGAGTTTGGTGATATGCTATTTCACTCTGGAGGTAATGATGAAGCAGAAGAAGATGGTGGATGGTATATTCAAGATCCGTCATATACAATTAAAATATGGCAATACTCGGAAGCCAAAATGTTAATAGACGTATTGAGACGTAATACGGTTTCTAAAATAAGTATCTAAACTTTTTTTATTTAAACTATTTTTGTTACCTTTGTTTTTATTAACTTTAAAAAACATATGATGACAGATTTTAAAACCAATGAAAATCTTCAAGACAAAGATCCAAAAATGTCTAAAGAAGAAATGGCAGCACGTAGAGATGAAATTACTACATTCTACAAAGACAACATACCACATTTAGAAGTACAAGCAGATTATGAAACTCTTTTAGCTGCAATTGAAAAAGCTAGGGCAGAGCGTATGCAAGCACAAATGTTTATGGCACAACAATATGCTGCACAAAAAGGTGAGGGAACTCCTGATCCTGAATCTCCAGAAGGAAAGGCATTTCAAGATGCAATGGCTAAAGCAATGACAAATGAAACAGCTTAAGAAAGGAGATAGAGGTTCTGACGTAAAAACTCTACAAACAAAATTAGGGCTGTCAGTTGATGGTGTGTTTGGTCCTATAACAGAAAAAGCTGTTGAGAGATTTCAATTAGACAAGGACATAATGGTTACTGGTGTAGTTGATTCAAACATGTGGGTTTTAGTACTTAACATGGAATATAAAATTGATGATTCAATAATTGAAGATACTGATGCGTCATCACAATACTTTACTACAAGATTTAATCAAATAATTCACAAACATTATTTACCTAAAGATGAATATGTAAAAGGACCAATACAAAACAGTTATATATTTTTGCATCATACGGCAGGAAATCCTAACCCATACAGGTGTATTGATCATTGGGGAAGAGATAGCAGAGGACGTATTGCCACTGAATTTGTTTTAGGTGGTATTAATCATAGAAATGGAGATGATGAGTTTGATGGTGTAATGGTACAAGCATTTCCAGAAGGTAGTCAAGCATATCATTTAGGAAAAACAGGATCAGGTTATATGAACCGTCATTCTGTAGGACTAGAGATTTGTAACATGGGATATTTAAATAGCAAAGATATGACTACATATGTTGGCTCAAAATGTATCAAGGAGCAAGTTTATGAATTACCTGAACACTTTAAAGGTAAGTTACATTGGCATAACTATTCTGAAGCCCAAATTAAAGAAACTGAAAAGTGGATAAAATATGTTGCTGAGAGAGATGAAATAGATGTTAGGTTAGGATTAAAACAATACATCAAAAAATTTGGAGCAACAAAAGGCTTTGACTTTCAAGAGGATGCTTATTATGGAAAAGTCAAAGGATTATTAACACATACCAATGTAAGAAAAGGAAAAATGGATTGTTATCCTCATCCTGATTTTGTTGATATGATAATGAGTTTATAAAATGGCAATTGTAAATAAAGTAGATCTTAAACATCAAGTAGATATTAATGTTTCAATAAAGTATCAAATAGTTACATACTGTTTCTTTAATGATACATTGATAAGTAATTCTGACTTAAAGTTTTTAACTGAACTAGCAAAAGAAAAAGGTATTGAATTAACTAAGTTTTGTAACAAGACTGTTAATGAAGATATATTTAAAAGTGCACAATCAGCTAGAAATGCAATAACTAAAGCAGAAAAAAAAGGTCTGCTTGTTAAGACAGGACATAATAAAAAAACTATTAAGTTAAATCCTGATATTAATGTACAATCTAATGGTTTAGTATTATTAGATTATAAAATATTAGGACGTGAATCCGAAAAGTCATAAAGATCTAAGAAAGGGTATTGCTGATGAAGTTGGTGTTCATCCTACTGTTGTAGATGATTTTATATCATTTTATTATGCAAAAGTTAGAAAGAAACTTTCAACTTTAGCTTATCCTAGAATAAATATAGACGGGTTAGGTACATTTTATCTAAGAAAAAATAAACTTGATAAAGCAATTTTAAAAAATAAAAGTTTATTGGGAAATATTGCTAAAAGAACTTACAACGGTTTTGCACAAAGTGAAGATATACATAAGAATATAGTTGAGATGGAGTCAGCAATGAAGCAGTTAGAAAAAGATATTAAAATTAAAAAAAAATTTAAAAATGAAAGGTAAGTGGGGTAAATATCTTGATGTGTTTAAAAACGCTGATGCTATTGTAGATGGTATTGCAAATACTATATTTAAAAAAGAACATGTTGAAGCTGCTGCAGCTGAAAGATTTATAGTTTGTATAGGTTGTTCTTTATTTGATGCTAAAGGTGATGACTGTTTAGTGCCGGGTACCCAACCTTGTTGTAGTGACTGTGGGTGTTCTTTGGCATTTAAAGTTAGATCATTATCATCAGAGTGTCCTAAAGGATATTGGGATGCATATACAACGGAGGAACAAGAAGAAATAATAACTAAACAAATTGAAAATGGAAAAGCTGACTAAAGAACAAATAGTAGGAGAACTATTAGCTGAAGGGCAAATAACCGCAGAAGAAGCAGTTACTTTATTAACTGAAAAAGCTAGTACAATAATAAATAATTACACAACTCCTGAAAAATATTATTATACAACAACAACAACATAAAAACTAAATCATGGGACTAAAATTTGTAGAAGAGGGTCATGTGTATGAAAGTACAAATGATGAAAAAATAAATTGGCTAAGTGTTACTTCATTTATTGCTAAGTTTAAACCTAAGTTTGATAGAGATGGTCAAGCTAAGAAATCATCTAAAAATAAAAGGTCCAAGTGGTATGGTATGACACCAAAAGAAATCCTGGCTGCATGGGATGGTGAGACAGCAAGAGCTATTAAGTTAGGTAACTTTTATCATGATCAAAGAGAAGCAGATATGCTTGATTTAAAAACAATAGGTAGACATGGTGTGGAAGTTCCCATCATTAAGCCTATTATTGATGAACAAGGAACTAAATTTGCACCAAAACAAAAACTTGATGAAGGTGTTTATCCAGAACATTTAGTATATTTAAAATCAGCTGGTTTATGTGGTCAAGCAGATGTAGTTGAAGTAGTTAATGGTTATATAAACATTAATGATTACAAGACAAACAAAGAAATAAAAGAAAAAGGATTTACTAATTGGGAGGGCATTACTAATAAAATGTATAAGCCAGTTAATCATTTGGATGATTGTAATTTAAATCATTATAACTTACAGCTTAGTCTTTATGCGTATATTATTAAGAAGCATAACCCTAAACTTAAAATAGGTAAGTTGACTATACAACATGTAAAGTTTAAACAGGTTGGTGAAGATGCAAATGGTTATCCTATAAATGAACATGTAAATGGAGAACCCGTTTTAGAAAAAATTAAAATTTATGAATTACCATATTTAAAAGATGAAGTAAATTCAATTATTATGTGGTTAAAAGACAATCAATTATGAAAGAATATATAGCAGCAGTAGCAGTACAATCATTAAAATCTAAAGTTCCAACAGATTTTAGATTTGAGGAAACAAAAATAATGATTAACTTAGATAGGGTATCATGGTTTAAACAATATTGGAATGTAGCTACAGAAAAGTTTAAACATACTTATACTGAAGTACTTATTCATGGGCAAGAAATACCTATATTAATAGTAATACCATATGAAGAATTTAAACAAGATATTTCTAACTTTTTAAAACACATATAATGGTAATAAGATTATTTGACATACAGAACAGTAAGGTTGTCTTAACAGAACACTGTTATGCATTGCCATTTCTAAAGAGTATAATGGAGAAGTATCCAGACACACATATGCAAGTATATCAATACTTATTTTACATGACATGTCCTAATCCAGATTTAAATCCATTCTTTAATCTTCCAGAACATGAGAAAGAAGATATTATTATTGAAGAGATTGGCTTAGAAGAATCTCCAGAAGATGGTAAGATAAGATATGCAATAGATATGTGTAAGCAAATGTATGAAACACCTACCTATAGGGCCTATGTGGGTATTAAAGCTATGTTAGATAGATTAGCAAGGTATATGGAGGTAACCCCTATTGAACACGGTAGAGATGGTAATATGAATTCTATGATTAATGCAGCTGCTAAGTTTGAACAAATTAGACAATCATATAAAGGTGCATTTACTGATATGCAACAAGAACAAGAAAGTTCAGTACGTGGTGGTGCTGGATTAGCTTATGATCAAATCTAAATGAATAAAAAAAAATCAGAATGGCTCTTTTGTTATTGGGATGAACCAAAATTTAATAATAAATCAACAAATAAAAAGAATGAAAAATCAAGTAGTAGTACCAGTAGGAATGAAGTTACTAATAAAGGAGATAAAAGCAGAGACTAAAACTGCCTCTGGAATTATATTACCTGAAATGGCACGTAAAAAAACTTTTCAAGGTGAAGTTGTAGGACGGGGAGATGAGGTAAAAGAAATTCAAATAGGAGATGTAGTGCAATATGCTGATCATGCAATGCCAACACCAATGCAACATCATAATGAAGAACATTTATTATTGCAAGTAGGAGACGTATATGCTATCATAAGATATGAGTAGAGTTATACCTACATATGAGAAAGGTTTATGGACAACAACTGAATTTAATACGGATATAGAATTTAGAGAATATCTTGAGTCTATATTTAAGGAACCGGGTAAGTATGATTTTACAAAAATTGCTTTAAAGTTTAATCAAGAAGCAAGAACATTTAATAAGGATGGTTATTATATCAATGCTCCTTTTAGATCTAAAGATTTTACAGCTTATTGGGAAGATCAAAAGAATAAATGTAGAGTTGGAGTAATATATAAAGATCAAGGAAAAGCCTGGTATCTAACTAGGGATTACTATATGTGGTTAAACTTCTTACCTATCTTTGATAAAGAAGAGAAACATTATGGTTTTGCTAAAGTAAGAGATGCACAATATCATATGGCATTGTATGAAGTAATATCTGAATTAAATAATCAGCATGTTGCTATATTAAAAAAACGTCAGATAGCATCTTCTTATTTTCATATGGGTAAAATCATAAACCAATATTGGTTTGAAGAAGGATCTATATGTAAAATTGGTGCTTCATTAAAAGATTATATTAATGATAAAGGATCATGGAAGTTTCTAGAAGAATACAAAACATTTCTTAATGAACATACTGCATGGTATAGACCTAGTAATCCAGAAAAAGTATTATTATGGCAACAGCAAATAGAAGTCAAAGTAAACAATAGAAAAACATCAAGAGGTCTTAAATCAAAGATACAAGGTGCTTCATTTGAAAAGAATGCTACCACAGGGGTAGGGGGGCCTTGTACATATTTCTTTCATGAGGAAGCAGGAATTGCAAAAAACATGATGCAGACTTATGAGTACTTGCGTCCTGCAATGTCTTCAGGTATGATGACAACAGGTCAATTTATAGCTGCTGGTTCAGTTGGTGATTTAGAACAATGTGGTCCATTAAAGGATATGATTTTAAATCCAGGTGCAAATGACATATATGCGGTAGAGACTAACCTAATGGACGCTGATGGTACTATTGGTATGGCAGGGTTATTTATTCCTGAACAGTGGTCTATGCCACCTTATATTGATGATTATGGTAACTCTCAAGTTGAAGAAGCTATTAAAGCAATTAATATAGAAAGGGATAGATGGAGAAATGAATTAAGTGGAGAACAATTTCAATTAAGAATATCTCAGAAACCTTTAAATATTGCTGAAGCATTTGCATATAGAAAAGAATCAGTATTTCCTCAAGGTGTATTATCCAGACAATTAAAAAGAATTGAGGAAAAAGAATATCCTTATGAGTTAATTGAACTAGATAGAGATAGCACAGGTATTGTTGCTAAGCGTACAAGTAAATTACCTATATCTTCATTTCCAGTAAATAAAAAAGAAGTTGATAAAACAGGTTCAATTGTTGTATGGGAAAGACCAGTAAAGAGCCCATCTTTTGGAGCATACTACGGTTCTATTGATCCTGTCTCAGAAGGTAAAACAACAACCTCTGATTCATTGTGTAGTATATTTATATATAAAAATGCAATTGAAGTAACAAGAACAACTGTATCAGGTGAAATAGAACAGTTTATAGAAAAAGATAAAATTGTGGCAGCATGGTGTGGACGTTTTGATGATATAAACAAAACCCATGAAAGGTTAGAAATGATTATTGAATGGTACAATGCCTGGACAATAGTTGAAAATAATATATCATTATTTATTCAACATATGATTGCCAGAAAAAAACAAAGATACCTTGTACCTAAACAACAAATACTTTTTCTAAAAGATTTAGGATCAAACAGAACTGTATATCAAGAGTATGGTTGGAAAAATACAGGTACATTATTTAAAAGTCATTTGATATCTTATGCAATAGAATTTTTAAGAGAGGTTATTGATGAAGAGCTTGATGAAAATGGTAATGTAATGAAACAAACATTAGGTGTAGAAAGAATTCCTGATCCTATGTTACTGAAAGAAATGTTAGCTTATTATCCTGGATTAAACGTAGATAGACTTGTTACATTTGGTGCATTAATAGCATTTGTAAAAATACAACAATCAAATAGAGGTTATACAAAGAGACGTGAATCAGAAGGTAATTCTTTGGATAGTTCAGAAAAAATGAGTAAATTAAAGTATAGTGGTCCTTTTAGAAATATAGGGCGTAACAAGACATTTGGAAGTTCTAAAAATAGAAGGTCCGGATTCAAGAATATAAAATAGAACAAAGGATATGAGAGTATTAAACGCAATGCAAATGAAGAATGGGGCCAAAGCTGAAAGCGGGCCAACATTTTCTAGCTTAACACAGCCTATCCAGTTTTTACCTTACAAAGAAAAAACGGATGATTGGGCTGCATGGAATTTAGATTGGCTAGAACTTCAAGGTATTGAGTTCTTACGTGTTAACTCTAGAAGATTGCTTAAAAATTATAAACTTGCTAAAGGGATTATTGACAAGACTGATTACATTGTTGAACCAGACAATGAATATAAAGATCTTATGGATACCCTTACAGCAGAAAATGATTCTGCACTAGAGTTAAAGTTTTATCCAATTGTACCCAATGTAATTAATGTATTAACTGGTGAATTTGCAAAGAGATATTCTAAAGTTCAATTTAGAGCTGTAGATGATGCATCATATAATGAAATGCTTGATGCTAAAAAAGTTCAGATAGAAGAAGCATTGTTATCTGAAGCAGAATCTAATCTAGTAACTAAGATGGTAGAGATGGGTATGGATCCTAGCTCAGAAGAAGCACAAAAACAATTATCACCAGAAGGTTTAAAATCATTACCAGAAATAGAAGATTTTTTTAGTAAGTCTTATAGAAGTATGGTAGAAGAATGGGCATCCCATCAACTTGCAGTAGATGAAGAAAGATTTAAAATGCAAGAACTTGAGGAAAGAGGATTTCAAGATATGCTTATTGCAGATAGAGAATTTTGGCATTTTAGAATGTTAGAAGATGACTATGATGTAGAGTTATGGAATCCAGTATTAACTTTCTATCAAAAATCACCAGACCAAAGATATATAGCAGATTCTAACTATGCAGGTAAAGTAGATTTAATGACTGTATCAGATGTAGTAGATAGATATGGATATTTGATGGATGAAAAACAATTAAAATCTTTACAAAGAGTATATCCTGCTAGATCTGCACAGTATCAAGTAAGTGGATATCAAAATGATGGTGCATACTATGACGCAACAAGATCACATGAATGGAATACTAATGCACCAGGATTAGCATACAGACAGTTTACATCTAATTATTGGGAAGACCCGGCAGCAGGTGGAGATATACTTAGTGAGATCTTAAATGAAAATGAAGATATTTCAATGTGGGGTGAAGGTGACTTGATGAGGGTTGCTACAATATATTGGAAAACACAAAGAAGAATAGGTCATCTTACAAAAATAGAAGATGATGGAGAAGTGACACAAGAGATTATAGATGAGACCTTTAAGAAAACAAAAAAGGCCATATATGACACTTCTATATTTAAACAAAAAACAAAAGAAACATTACTAGAGGGTGAACATATAGACTGGATATGGATTAATGAAGTTTGGGGTGGTGTAAAAATTGGACCAAACTTACCTGCTATGTGGCAGTCTAGTATGGGTGATAATGTAAATCCAATATACTTAGGTATTAATAGAACTAAACCAGGTAGACTACCTTTTCAATTTAAAGGAGATAATTCATTATATGGTTGTAAACTACCTGTAGAGGGTAGAGTATTTTCAGATAGAAATACTAGATCAACATCTTTAGTAGATTTAATGAAGGCGTATCAAGTTGGATATAATATGGTTAACAACCAAATTGCTGACATTCTAATAGATGAATTAGGAACAGTAATAATGTTTGATCAGAATGCTTTACCACGTCACTCAATGGGAGAAGACTGGGGTAAGAATAATTATGCTAAAGCATATGTAGCAATGAAAGATTTTCAGATGCTACCTCTTGATACATCTATTACTAATACTGAGAATGCAACTAACTTTAATCACTATCAAACTCTAAACATGGAGCAGACTAGTAGATTAATGTCTAGAATTCAACTTGCAAATTATTTTAAACAACAATGTTTTGATGCTATAGGTATTAACCCACAACGTCTTGGAGGAGCTGTATCAGCTCAAACAGCTACAGGAGTAGTACAAGCTATGCAACAATCATATGCACAAACAGAAATGTATTTTGTACAGCATTCTGATCATTTGATGCCACGTATTCACCAGATGAGAACTGACTTAGCACAATATTACTATAGTACTAATCCAAGTATTAGATTACAGTATATATCTACAGAAGCTGAGAAAGTTAATTTCCAAATTAATGGTACAGATTTATTACTTAGAGATTTTAATGTATTTGCAACTACTAAGACTAACCATAGAGCTATCTTAGAAAACTTAAAGCAAATGGCATTAACTAACAATACTACTGGAGCAAGTATATATGAGCTTGGTAATATTGTTAAAGCTGATAATATAGCTGAAGTATCAGATATACTAAAAGACTCTGAAGCAAGAGTTAAAGCACAAAGAGAGCAGGACATGGCACAACAACGTGAAATGCAAGAGCAACAAATCAAAGCTAAACAACAAGAAGAGCAGCAGAAGTTGCAAGTTGAGATGGCAGAGAATGATAAAGACAGAAAGAATGATGTATTGTTAGCTGAGATTAGATCAGCTGGATATGGTTCTATGGTTGATTTGAATGAAAACAAACGATCTGATTATCAAGATGCTATGAAAGATATAAAAGAAACTACCCAGTACAGAGAACAGATGAATTTTAAACGTCAAGAAAGCGCTACAAAATCTGTTCAAGAAAATGCTAGGTTGGGTGTTGAAAGAGAAAAGATTGCTGCTCAAAAACAAATAGCTGATACCAAACTACAAATTGCAAGAGAGAATAAAAACAAGTATGATGTAAAAAATAATAAGGATAAAAAGTAGTGTTAGCTATATACTGCTAAAAACTTTCACTAACCTTAAAATATTTTAAGTTTAACTTGATAGTTATAACAGAAACATTTCTTATATTATATATGTAACAAGATATTAATTATTAAAACCAACATAATTATGAGTACAACAACACAAACACAACCTGTGAAAAGTAACGTAGCACAAAATGTAGAAGTTAATTTGGATGAAATATTCAATGCTGCCCCAAGCGGTGCTGATATGATTCAAGATGACAAACAACCTAAGAATATCTTTTCTGGATTACAAGAGAAAGCAGATATGTCTTTTGCTGATCCTGATAAAGATGATGCAACAGATGTATTAGCTAAGTCAGAAGAAAAAGATGAAGCTACTGAAGAGGTTAAGAATGAAGCTACTGAAGAAGTAGTTAAAGAAGGTAAAGAAACTTCAAATGAAAGCGTTGAAGAAATCTTTGGTGAACCTGGACAAGAAGAAACTGAAGAAGAAGTTCAAACAAAAGAAAAAAGAGGAAGAAAATCTATTAACGGTATATCAGATGTATTTGGTAAGTTGATTAAAGATGACAAGATTGTTCCTTTTGATGATGAAAAAGATTTAGAAGATTATTCTGCTAAAGATTGGGAAGAGTTAATTGAAGCTAACTTAGAAGAGAAAGCTAGGCAGGTTAGAAGTGAAACTCCTAAACAATTTTTTAACAGCTTACCACAAGAATTACAAATTGCTGCAAGATATGTAGCTGATGGTGGTAAAGATTTAAAAGGATTGTTTACTACTTTAGGTCAAGTTGAAGAAACTAAAAGTATTGATATCAAATCAGTTACTGGACAAGAAAGAGTAATCACAGAATATTTAAGTGCAACCGGTTATGGAACTGCAGAAGATATTCAAGAAGAAATAGAAATTTGGAAAGACTTAGGTAAGCTTGAAACTCAAGCAAGTAAGTTCAAACCAAAACTTGATAAGATGCAAGAAAAGGTTGTTGCTCAAAAACTTGAAGAACAAGATCTTAAAAAGAAACAACAAGAGAACGCATCTCAAGCATACATGAAAAATGTATATGAAACATTAAAAGAAGGACAATTAGGTGATATAAAAGTAGATAGAAAAACTCAAGCCATGTTATACAATGGTTTAGTACAACCTAATTATCCATCAGTAAGTGGACGTAATACTAATCTATTAGGACACTTGCTAGAAAAATATCAATTTGTGGAACCTAATTATGGATTAATCTCAGAAGCTCTGTGGCTCTTACAAGACCCTACAGGATATAAAGCTAAGATTATGGATAAGGGTGCACAAAAAAGTGTTGAGAAGACGGTTAGAAAATTGAAAAGTGAACAATCAAATATTGGTGGTGCATCATTAGGTGTTAATCAAGCAGAAAAAGAATCTGCAAAGAAAAGTTCAAAAAGAAAAATTCAAAGACCAAACAACATATTTAAAAGAATTTAATTAAGTAAATTAAATATAAACAGAGTAAAACAATTATTAACAATTAAAAACAATCAAAAATTATGGCAACTCCAGTTTTAAATAATGGGATTTTCCTACGTGATACAAGCTACAAAGCTAGTTCTCATGTTGATTCTTATCACCTTACCCAAATGCTTGGTAACCCTGAGCCTATGGATATGGGACCAATTGATCTATGGGCTATGACCCAAAAGGTAGAAATGCCTTTGTATCAAATGGCTTCATTCGGTGGAAAGAATACAATCATGGTGGATAACGCTAGAGGTGAGTACAAGTGGCAAACTCCTATTGCACAAGATCTTCCCTACATAGTAGCGGATATTGAACCAGGCTCCTCCACTAAAGGTGTAGATGGAACAACATTTAAGATCAAAATTAACAAAAGAACTTTTGGACACGGTGACATTATTACTTATGATAAGTATAATGGACTTGAACTTTACATCACAGCTGATGATATTATCCCAGCAGGTGACGGTTATGTTTATACTGTTCAATTAGTTAACAACAACAATGCGGCTATCTTGGATAACAAGTATTTAGCTAAAGGTACAAAGTTCTTCAGAAAAGGTTCTGCAAGAGGTGAGTACGGAGAAAGATTCTCTGACATTGAAACAGGTTCTGGTTTCCGTGAATTTTACAATTTTGTAGGAGGAGCAGAAGCACATGTACACTATTCAATTTCTTCTAGAGCAGACTTAATGATCAAAGGCGGATTAAACGCTGATGGTACTGTGCCTGTTACTGAAATCTGGAGAAACTTTGACAATGATCCAAACAATCCATCAGTACCAAGTATTGAAGGACTTGTAGCAACTATGGGTAAAGCTGGTGCTAGAGATGCATTTGAAAATGGAACTCTAACACGTACTTTCATTACAAATATGGAAGCAGCACATTTATCTAAAATTGCAACGGATATTGAGACTTACCTAATGTGGGGTAAAGGTGGTAGAATTAAACAAGATGGACCGGATGATATTAGATTATCTGTAGGTTTATGGTCACAGTTAGATAACTCTTTCAAGAGAGTATATAACAAGTCATCATTTACTCTTGACATGTTTAAGTCTGAACTTTACAACTTCTATCAAGGTAAAGTTGAATTCAAAGGGCCAGACCCACAAAGATCACTTGTTGTACAAACAGGTATTGGAGGTATGCAACTAATCAACAAAGCAATTGCTGATGAGGTGTATGGTTCAGGTCTAGTTCAAAATGCATCAGATATTGGAGCTGTTAAAGGCTCAGGTATGGATTTAGATTATGGTTTTGCTTACACAAGCTTTACTATTCCTTTCTTAGCTAACGTTAAGTTTGTATTGAATCCAGCATTTGATAACTTAAACACAAATGATATTGAGAATCCATTGATTGATGGAAGACCTCTAAGTTCATTTAGCTTTATTATCTTTGATGTGACTGACGAAGGAAATGACAACATTCACTTGTTGAAACTTTCTTGGGATAATCAACTCAAGTGGTTCTACCAAAATGGTACTATGGACTACATGGGAAGAACTCAAGGGTTTGCTTCTACTGGTCAATTCAATGGATATAGAGTTTATATGACTCAGACTATGCCAGCTATTTGGGTTAAGGATCCAACCAAAGTTCTTAAAATTGTAATGAGAAACCCTGTAACAGGAGGATCATTCTAGGAACTATAATTAAAGGGGAGGGGCTAATACCTCCTCCCTTTTTATTTTTAACTAATAAATATAACAATCATGGCAGCACCAAAACAAATAACTAAGTTGAAGCAACAATTTGAGAGCCCGGCTTATGAAGGTGTATCAAGAGCAGCAACAGGAAACGCAAGATTACTTCATGTAAATGAGGTTATTTCTTGGATACGTGATGTAGCTGTTTCTTCTTCTTATGCAGACAATGCAGCAGCAATTGCAGCAGGTCTTAAACTAGGAGATATATATCATACAGGCGGAGCACTAAAAATTGTTATTGCAGAATAGTCAAATACTTTAGCAAGGATAAAACCTTGCTTTAGAAATATTAGTAATAATAGAAGCGTATACTACGGTATACAATTTGACTAGAGTAATAATTATTAATTTTTAAAAACCAAAAAATGGAAGATTACACAATTGTTGAAAAGTATCAACAGACAAAAAAGACTAGCACTATTGCTATAAGACCTTATTTTAATCCTAACAAGGAAAATATGGGTTTAGAAACTTACGGACTTTCTCTACATGATGGAGTATTTCATGAGGAATCACTTGCATGTTTAGAAATGAATGGAGTGAAGAGGTATATAACTGGATTAAATGAATTTGATCCAAAAGTTAAAATGTTACCTGCTAAAGAAAAAAAGGTAAAGATTGCAGAAATCAGAAAAGTAGTTTCAGAGCTTGAAGCTGAATTAGCTGCTAATGTAGTTGACCCAGGAGATAAAGATTTTTGGAACAAATTGACTGTGATGAAACCAGATAACTCTAAGTTTTGGGATAAGATTAGTTTAAGATGTGGTAATGATCCGGTATTTTTAGATGGTGAGGTAGATCCTTATGATAGAATTAAACTTCATGCAATTAAAGCAGGTGGATTTTCTATTGTTGCTGCTTCATTAAAGGATGCAAAGCAATCACAGAATAACCCAAAGTTTTATTTAGATACTGTTGAAGAAACTCTTACAACAAGAACTGAATTAACTAAATTAAAAAATAAAGCATTATCAGCATTGCAGAATTTATATGATAGCAACCCTACAAAATTAATGTATGTTTCAAAAGTAGCTGATGTAGATAGTGTACAATATACTAAGAATACACCTAATGATATTATGTATGAAAACATGGATACATATATTAATGGGCATGGTGCAGAATCAAATAAGAAAAGAGCTGCCAGCCAATTTTTAGATGTTTCTAAATTAGGAATGGAAGAATTGAAATTAAGAGCATTGATTAAAGATGGTCTTTATTATAGATTTATAACAACAAAAGCAGGTGGTTGGATTGAGCCAATTGACAGTGGTATCAGAATGGGTAAAAGACCTTCAGAAGTATTAGAGTTTTTGTTAAAACCTGATAATGAAGAACAACTTCTTTCTTTGTTGGATAAGGTTGAACCATATTGGAATTCATAAATATAATTAATAATGGAAAATAGTACACTCTTACTTAAACTTAAACAAAGGCTTAACAAGCTTGATAGTCAGGATTATGATAATATTGAATGTTGGCAATTTGTGGAAGCTTTTAATAAAGCACAAATAGAGTGGTGTAGAAGAAATTTACACGGGGGTAATATGTATAAGGAAGGTGATGAACTATCTAAAAAAAGAATAGATGATTTACAACCATTACTTAGAGAATTAACTCTTACTGGTACTGAGACAGATAATTATTTTGAAACAGATAATTTTCCAGTTGATACATATTTAGAATTTAAACGTGTCACTACAGAAGCAAAAGATGATTGTTGTACACCAAGGTCAATGACTGTATATTTAGCTGAAGAAGCAAATGTATCTTTGTTATTGAGAGATCCATTGAAGAATCCGGATTTTGACTGGGGTGAAACATTTTGTACAATGCTAGGAAATACAATAAGAATATATAGGAATAGCAATTTTAATATTGTTAATCCTATATTAACTTATTATCAAAAACCTACACTAATTCAAGTTCAAGGTTGTGTTGATCCTTATACAGGTGACTTAAGTTTAGTAAATGTAAATTGTGAATTTAAAGATGATTTAGTAGAAGTTATGTTAGACGATACTGCTGCATTAATTGCAGGTGATATTGAAAACATATATCAATCTCAAAGAGGTACACAAGCTGCAGAAAGAAACAATTAATATATGATTTTACACAAAAATTGTGTATATTATTATAGTAACACAGAAGTTACGAGCAGAGTAAACTGTTAAAATCATTTATATATAACCAGTGAGGGTAATGGTCTTCACACAAAATTAATAATTATGGCTTATTTTAATCATGCGTTTAACAAGACGTTTATTGCAAATAGCACGCTGGAAACAGCTGATACTGCAACAAGCGCACTTACCGCTGGTCAAGTAGCTTTAGTAAGTGATGCAACTTGGGCATCTGTAGCAATACCGGGAGCACCTGCAAAGGGAGCACTTGGCTACATTGTACAAGGTTCATTCTATACTAAAGATACTATTGGAAACAATCCAGGACACGGTGGGTATCAAGAATCTGTAAAATCTAAAGGGATTAACCCAAGATATATTACAAGATTATGGAGTGCAACATGTCAGTCTGCTGTACAAGCTACAGCTAGCTTATCTTTAGCATCTGATTGTGCACCATGTGGTAAAACACAATTTATGAGAATTGACGTGAAGGGATCTCCTGCACTAAGATTCTTAAACCACAATGCATATGCTATTGGTGATTCTGCCAATGTATGTTGTATTGAAGGACAAGAGTTTATTGATCCAGCAGTAGTTGCTGCAACAATGGCTCAGATGGTTCTTGGAGATCCACTAATCAAGCCTTTTGTAGCTGAGAAAAATGGTGGTGGTGTAGATGTAACAGTAACTACAGGTGGTGTAGGTACAACAAGTACTTATACAATTGCTGAAGTATTAGACGGAACATATACTCCTTCTACTGATCCTAATGGAGTAGATAAAGTATCTGTAAAAGTAAACTTTGTTGGAGCTTATGTAGATACTGTATTTGGAAATTGTTCTTTTGACACAAGAGATCACTTTAATGCTGAGCCAGTAGAAATCATTACTTCATTGTTAGATGAAACTGGTAATCCATGTAATGACTGTGGTGTATCTGAAAGAACTCCAGGACAAATGCAACAGACTCAAGGTGAAGAAGTAATTAGAGATTTAATTATGTCTGAAAGATACCGTCAGTCTCCTTATAACCAAGGAAATGCTGATAGTGCAAGATTCAGAGAAATTGAAATGTCTGATGAATTACTTTCTGCTGTTGATAGAAGTGCAACTTACAAAGCATATTACGTACAACATTCTGTACCAAGATTTAACAATCCATCTGGAGTGTTTGATAATGATCAGTATGTATACAAGATTTTTGTAAAATGTTCTGATGCCGCTGCTCAATTAGAAGCAGAAGTTTTAATGGATGCTTTAGCAACCTGGGCTGATGGAACAGGAAACTATGTACCATTTGAAAAAGATATAGACGCAATTTAAAAAAGCAACTATATTTAAATAATAGAGCAGGGGAGAAATCTCCTGCTCTTTTTATTTTATATTGTCTGTTATTTTTTGTATATTATCTATATAGTCTAATAAAGTACTAAAACATGGCAAGCAAACATATATTAAGTTTAGAAATACCTACAGTATCAAACTGTGATTTACTGTGTATTAAAGATACAAGTCAATACAGTTCAGAGCTTGCTGTGGATTGTGAAGAACTATTAATTACACTACCTGGATTTAGTGTACCAGTACTTATAAAAGTAGATAAAGAATTTGACATGTGTTTGACTGCATGTACATTAGCATTACAAACATTAAATTGTGGTACATCTCAGGATAAAATCCCTGACGGAATATACATTGTTAAATATAGTGTCTCACCTAACTCTAAAGTTTATGTAGAATATAACCATTTAAGAGTAACTAGATTGCTTACAACATACTATGAAGTGTTATGTGATTTAGAAGTACAAGCATGTCAACCAGATTCTGATAAACAAGAATTGTTATCAGAGATGAGTTTTATAAAAACTTTAATAGATGCAGCAGTAGCTAATGTAGAATATTGTCAATCTGCCGTACAAGGAATGCAACTATATAATTATGCTAAAAGTAGATTAAACAAAATTGCTTGTCCTTCAGGAAACTGTGGATCAAGCTCAACATATTTAACATAAACCAAACAATATGTCAAACTGTGCACACTGTAATAAAAGATTTACCTGCGGATGTCAAAAAGCTTCATTAGGTAATGGAGTTATTGTATGTAAACAATGTAAAACAAAAGCTGAAGCAGATGTATCTACCTCAAGTAATTTGAATAGAGAATTGGCTAGGCAACAGATACAAGATTTAAGAAATAAATAATATGGCTAAAGCAATAAGATCATATTCTAATGCAGAGCAAGTAAAAGAACAAGCTTTAATAAAAAGAATTAAAGTAGAACAAACTTTTGCTAAGCAAGTATACGCTAATTTTCAATCTATTAGATTTGGAATAGAAGCATGCTGCTATACAGATATGGAACAAGCTATACTAAGAAAAGATATATGTGATTGGCAGAATGCCGCAAGTTTTAAAGTTATTGCTGCTACAGAATCACCAGGTGTATTTGTTGAACCATTAGCTAAAATAAATTTAAAAGCAAGCATGAGTTGTCCTGAGACACCATCAAGTGTTTGTACAATATTAGATTTAGAAGAGATATTAGAAGATAAAGGGACATACACAGTATGTTTTGAAGAAGCATCTAGTGTATGGACTGTATCACACAATTTAGGTAGTTTTCCATCTGTTACTGTTGTAGATAGCGGTAATACAGTAGTAGTGGGTAATGTAGATTATATAAGCAGTCAACAATTAGTAATAACATTTAATGCATCATTTTCAGGATGTGTATTTTTAAATTAATAAATAAATAAATAATAAATAAATAAAATAAAATGGCAGTACAATTTTTAACGGGACTAGATGTCCAAGGAAATTTAAATCTGAATAATAATCAAATACAAAATGTTATTATTCAACCTCTTGGCGCAGACCCGTCAGGAATTGCAGGTAAAATTTATTATAACTCTGGTACAAGTAAACTAAGGTTATATGATGGTTCTGCTTGGGTAGATTTAACAACAGGTGCAGATGGTGACACAACTTATGATTTAGAAGGTGTTGGTTCTACAAACGGATCAGCTGGTATAAGACTAAAAGGTTCAGATGCAACTGATGATGATGTATTAATAGTAGGAGCTGGTACAACAACTGTAAGTAGATCTGGTAATACATTAACAGTTACATCAAATGATCAGTTTGATGGAACAGTTACAGATGTAAGTGCAGGTACAGGAATTACTGTCACAGGTACATCAACTGTAACACCAACCGTAAACATTACATATAGTGGTGCAGCCAATGCTATCTTAGAAGCAGCCTCACTAGCTATTAAAGCTGACGATTACTTATGGTTCTCAGCTAAAGAAGATAATACTATTTACAAGACTACTCTTGCTACTATGCCAGGATTTGGTAAAGATGGTACAGTTACTTCTGTAGGATCTGGAGCAGGTTTAACAGGTGGTGCAATTACTGCATCAGGAACACTAGCAGTAGATTATGCAGGTGCAGATAACGTTGTATTAGCAGCAGCAGATGGAACAGCTGTTACATTAGCAGGAACTGATAAAGTAATATTTTCTGATGCTACAGATAGCAATGCTAAATTTGCAAACCTATCTCAGGTAGCAACATATATTAATGCAGGTGCAGGTTCTGTAACTTCTGTTGATGTAAGTGGTGGAACTACAGGTTTAACAACAAGTGGTGGTCCAATTACAAGTAATGGTACAATAACACTTGCTGGTACATTAACTGAAGCAAATGGTGGTACAGGAACAGGTTCTTACACTAAAGGAGATATATTATTTTCAGATGCTACAAATTCATTAGCTAAATTAGGAATTGGTGGAAACGGGCAAAGACTTGCTGTTTCTTCAACGGGTGTAGTAGAGTGGGTTAATGACTCTGGATCAGGTGTAACAAGTATAGAAATTACTGAAACAGGTAATGCATTAACAATTACTGGAGGTCCTATTACTACTTCAGGTACAATTAACATTGCTGGAGCAGGTTCTTCTTCTCAAGTAATATTGGGTGATTTAACTTTAGGATCTTATACACAAGGTACAGTAACAAGTGTTGCTACAGGTCCAGGTCTTAAGGGTGGAACAATAACAGCTACAGGTACAGTTGAAGTTGATTATGGTGTAGCAGGTCTTATAGAAGATGCCCCACAAATGGCACAAACACCAAAGTCTGATGACTTAATATTAATACAAGATGTAGCAAGTGGTACAGGTGTAACAGCTAAACAACCACTTGGTAAGGTTTCATTATCTGTATTTGATGCACCTACTGCTGATTTAAGTTTTGGAAACTTCAAACTTACATCTCTAGCAAATGGTACAGCATCAAAGGATGGAGTTAACTTAGGACAAGTACAAGCACTTGTAGCCGGAGTTGGTGTATTCCAAGGTGGATATGACGCATCTGCAAACTTACCAGCAATAGCAGGAGCAAGTAATATTGCTCTTACAACGGGTGATTTCTATGTTGTTACTAAAGATGGTACTATAGCATTTAATGGAAGTACGGTAGCAGTAGAGGTTGGTGATACAATTTATGCTAATCAAGCAATTGCAGCAGGTTCTAATCCTCCAGCTTCAGATTATGCTATAGTAATACAAGATCAAAACATTGCGGGTGTAGGTGCTACAGATGGAGCAACTGAAAAAGGTGTTGCTGGATTTAGTAGTGCAACTTTTGCTGGTACAGCAACTGGATTCATTACTGTTAAAGCAGGTGGAATTAGTGATGCTCAACTAGCAAGTACATTCAACAAAGAGATTGGTACTAGTACAGATCTTGATACAGCTGATGTAGATGTAGTAGATGAGATTAATGTTACTGATGGTGTTATTACATCAATGAGTAAAAGAACATTACCTAATGCTGCAACAGGATCAGTTGGTGTTACACAGATAGCAACACAAGCTCAAGTAGATGCAGGAACAGATACATTTAGATATGTAACTCCAGCAACATTAGCAAGTGCTCAAGCTAAAAGATCATATACAGGTACTTATCCAGCAACTGTTACAAACACTTTTTCAATTGCAACAGGTGTTCATGGATTAGCTAACGGACCATGGATTATTCAAACTTATGATAGTAAAGGTGCACAGGTATTTATGGATGTTCTTGCTGATCAAACAACGGGAACTGTAACATTTACTACTTCTAATAACTTAGGTGTAAATGATATTACAGTAGTAATGCAACTTGTAGGATAATAAAGAGTAAAATTTAAAGGGGAAGCATTTAAATTAAAAATTTAGTGTTTCCCCTTTTTTTAAAATACGTATATTGCAAAAAAAGAATAAAATGTCATGGCTATAAGTTTTTTATCTTCAATAGAAATAACCGGATCATGCACTGTTACTAGTATAAGCAATGATAACAGTACATATACTGGTATATTAGTTTGGGATGGTTCTGCAATGAAGTATAGAACTAAAGCACAACTTTTATCTGATATTGGTGCAGGAAGTGGAACAGGTACTGTAACCTCAGTTACTGTTACGGGTTCTAATGGTTTATCTGGTACAGGTACAATAACATCAAGCGGTACAATAACTTTATCAAATAGTGATAGAGGATCAGCTCAAAACATATTTAAAAATATTGCAGCAGCTGGTCAATCTGATATTGTTGCAGATAATAATAATGATACACTTACATTTAAGGCAGGTACTAACATTACAATAAAGACTGATGTTTCTACAGATACTATTGAGATTATTTCTAAAGATACAACAACAAATTATTATTTAAGTTCTGCATCTTTTAATACATCTAATGGTGTATTAACACTTAATAGATCTGGTCTTAGTGCAGTAACAGTTGATCTTGACGGAAGATATGTTACAAGTTCAGGTGTTACTTCTATAGCTACTACAAACGGTATTACGGGTGGTACAATAACATCAACGGGAACTATTCAATTAGACAGTACTGTTATAAGAACTACAGGTAATCAAACTAAAGCAGGAAACCTAACATTAAGCAATTCATTAACTGTAACAAGTGATATACTTGGTAATGATTTAAGATGTAGATCAGGACAACAGCTTGTTCTTAATGCAGGTGAGTCTTACAGTCAAGCAACAGGACAAACAAATGAGTTAGTTTATTTAAATGCTGAGTCAGGAATACAGATTAATTCTTCTCCTGATAACTGGAATAGTGGATGGGCAAATAGAAAAACAACAACAATAAATGATTCAAGTGGTAATTCTACTTTTGCTAATGATATAACAGTATCAGGTGGTGATATTACTCTTGGAGGAACTGGTAGAATACAAGGTGTAGATACAGTTTCATCTGGTACAGATGCAACAAGTAAAACATATGTAGATAATGCTATAAGCAATCATAGACCTACAGCACCAGGTGCTCCTACTAATGTATCAACAAAAATTGTAGGTGACACTATTGAAGTTATTTTTGGTAAATCATCAACAAGTAGTATAGATTACTATCAAGTTTGGTCATCAGATGATGGTGCAGACTTTGGCATTATAGGTCAAGTACCAATAGATGATTTTTCTGCCACAATGACTATTGTAGATACTACCTTTAATACAGGCGGTACAATGGCATATAGAGTGTATGCTGTTAAAGAAGGTGTATATTCAAGTCCTACATTGGTAAGTCAAGCATATACTGTAGGTGCATTAACTGTAGGTAACATGAGTGTTGTTAATTTAAACACTGCATATTATGTACAATATGAAAAACCAGAAAGTAGATTCATAGATCATATAGAAATATATATGGATTCACAACCAACTCAAGCTGCATTGTCAAGATCTAATGCATCAATAGTTTATAGTGGGCAAAACGCATCATATATGTATAATGTTGCTAAGAGTAGAAATTTCCATCAGTTTTGGGTTGAAGTAGTAACAACATAATTATGGCAGAAAAAGGTACAGGAACAGATAGAGAATATTGGCTAAATTGTTTAGCAGAATATGAGCTTGCACTTGAAGAAGAATTTCAAATGGAAGCTGGCTATGGGTTTAATGATGAAATGATACAATTATTAAAATTTGAAATAGAAGAATGTTTAAAGCAGCTTACTTAAATAGAAGTGATATAAAAGAAGTTATAGGTTGTGCTGCTAATGATTATGGTGGTCAAGTTGCTATTGTACCTGTGCAAAAAAGGGGTATGAGTAATACTACCGTATCTTCAGGTAGTGGTGAGTATGATGGTGGTGATAGATGTATAGGTTTTACAAACTCTTATGAAATAGATGGTGACTTGCTTTTTACAGTTGGTTGGGGTGATGGTTTTGCTGTACGTAGATTGAATGATGATGGTACTATGACCAGGTTATATCATGATACCTATTTTCTTTGGAGAGATACTACTAGTACTTATAATCATATTACATCAGTTGCAATAGATAAAATAAATAAGAAGGGTGTTGCAATGTCATATAATGTGGAAGGATATACTACATTTGATTACAGCGGTCTTGTTAATGGAGGATCAACATTTGTTAAAGATCCAAGACCTACACATAGTAATCCAGATACTTTTATAGGGTCACAAGATACAGCTGGTGGTTATGTTAATAGAGTAGGTTCATCTTACTTTAGTGGTTTAGTAGCTGCAGGAGAATGGATATATGCAGGTGATCATGACTCTCATCATTACAAAAAAATAATGAGAAGAAACCTAAAAACAGGTGCTGAGGAAAGAATACAAGCTGATGATGCAGCTAACATGTATCCTGGATCTACTCCTATGGATAGGAATGGTTATAGGAACTGGATGATGTATGATGAAGTTAATGATAGAGTTTTATACGGATATTATTACAATGCCAATTTTGCTTTAGTGCTTGATGCATCAACAGCTAAACCAAAAATTGTATGGTGTGACATGGGTGATATTGGTCTTGGTGATGACGGCTATGAACAAGGTTGGTATATACCAGATCCTAAAGGAGCACCAAATGTTTTCTGGGTTGGAGTAAATTCAAGTATAGCTAAAGTTGATGTAACACCGTGTTTTAGTGGAGCAAAAGCAATTTTATTAAAAAGGAGATATACAGAATCTCAAACACCTGGTAACAATTATTCTGTTCAATTTAGGGCAGGTACTAAATACCAATCAGATGCAGCAGGACAACCAACAGATAGAATGCCAGGATATGACTTTTGTCCAACAACAGGAGATAGAGGTAAAGCAATGATACCAGGTTGGATAGATGAAGATAATAATAGAGTTATTGCATTGTTAAGATATAATGATGTGACTAATGATAGCTCTTCTTTAGGTAGAGGAAGAAACTATAGAGTAGATTATGGATCTAATATGACAAGAATGTATTCTACTAATGGGGTACCTTGGTGGATTCATAGTGGTTATGGTGCAGATGGTCATGGTTTTAGAATATGGAGTGATAATTATAAAAATGAGTTAATAGGAGATTGGTCAATAACATATGGTGATTATACACTTGACAATAGTCAAGAAATAAATGTAGTTTATTGGGAAACAATTGATTGGTTTATTCCTACAGGGTGTTCATTAAGTTATTTTGTATCTAATGATGGAGGATCTACATGGGAAGGTTATAATACGGGTACTAATCACGTATTTCCAAATCCAGGTACTTCTTTAAGAGTTAAGGCGGTTGCAACAGGCCATCCAAATAAAGCTCCATATAAGATGTCTGGTGATAGAGATGTGCTAGTATACGGTAGTATGTATCAAGGTGCTATGGATCCACAAATCAAAATGAAAATGACAAGATTTAAATTAAAAGGAAAAAAGAAATAATATGGCAACTATACCAGGCTCACAAAGATTATTAGATATTGATGGTGACAAGTTACATTCAAGTGTACAGCTAGGCACTGATGATGCATTCTTGGATAGTTCAGGATCTGCTGGCTCAAATGGTCAGGTACTTAGTAGTACAGGTTCTGCTGTAAAATGGGTTAATGATCAGACAGGTACAAATAACTATGTATCAGGTGTTAGCTTTAATACTAGCAATGGAGTTTTAACAATGACACGTTCAGGTCTAGCAGACCTTACAGTAGATTTAGATGGTAGATATTTAACATCTGCATCAAACTTTTATCTCAATGGTATAACTAAATCAGGTAACATACTAACGTTTAGCGTTAGTGGTGCAACTAACCAAACATATACATTTGGATCAAATGCATTTAATAGTTCAACTATTTATGCTCAGCCAGGTATATTTAGTGGTGGTGGTACACCAACTTTAGCTTCCGGTGTAACTGGAGCAGAAGTAAGGTCATTAATTGGGGCTGGAACAGGTTCAGGATCTATGAGTTCTTGGACAATAAAAGAAGGTAATGGTACTGAGTCAACTTCTGTTACTAATGGAGAGACTTTTACTATTGCTCAAGGTACAGGTATTACATCTGAGATGACATCAACAAGTAGTGGTGGAACTATAACCATTACTAACACACTACCAGATACTGGTAGACCAGCAATATTATCTGATGGAGCAACTCCAACTTTAAATACAGGGATAACTGGAGCAGAGGTTAGATCTCTTATAGGAGCAGGAACAGGAAATGGTAGTTCTAACTTAGTTATTGGTACAACATCAACAACTGCAATGGCAGGTAATACTACAACTATCACTGCTCAACAAGCTACAGATATTGTAAATAACAATAAGAAAATAACAGATAGTGGAACACCAGCAGTTTTATCTAATGGTACCACTCCTTCACTAAACTCAGGAATATCAGCTTCAGAAATGAGAAATCTTATTGGGGCAGGTACAGGTAATGGATCATCTAATTTAGTAATTGGGACTACCTCTACAACAGCTAAGGCAGGTAATATAACTACTATTACAGGTGCTCAAGCAACTGCCATAACTGCAAATACTGCTAAGAAAACTGATACAGGAACACCAGCAATTTTGTCTAATGGCACAACACCTACTTTAAATTCAGGTATATCTGCTGCTGAAGTAAGAACCCTTATTGGAGCAGGTACTTCAAGTAGTGCTGGAGTTACAAGAGTAAGAGGTACTGCAAATAGAATATCAGTAACTGCAGGAACAGATCCTATAGTAAATGCAATTACAGGTACAGTAACTTCTTCTTCTGCTAATTTAGCAACAGGAGCTCAGATACAAACAGCTATTAATTCAGCTGTAACAGGAGTATTAAAGTATAAAGGAACTTGGGATGCTGCTGCAAATAGTCCAGCACTAATAAGTGCAAAGGGAACTGTTGGTGAATATTATATTGTTTCTAAAGCTGGATCAACAAATTTAGATGGAATTACAGATTGGGCAGTTGGTGACTGGGCAGTATTCTCTGATCAAGCTACAGATGCTTGGCAGAAAATAGATAACACTCAAGTAGGTAATGTAACAGGTAGTGGTTCATCAGGTAGAGTAGCATATTGGAATGGCTCATCTAACATTACAAGTGATGCAGGATTAACATTTAATGGCAGTACAAATGCTTTAACGGTTAGTGGTGCGGTAACTTGGAGTGGTGGTAGTTCAGCAGAATCTAATTCTGCATATGATAATACTATTACAGGATTCTCTGATAGTGGATCTTCAACAAAGACTTTAACATTAACACAAAGAGATGGTGGTACTTTAACAACATCTTTTAGTGTACCACAAGGAACAATGTCTTCATGGACTATTAAAGAAGGAAATGGAACAGAAAGTACAGCTGTTACAAATGGTGAAACATTAACAATAGCACAAGGTAGTGGTATACAATCAGAAATGACTTCTACAACTAGTGGAGGTACTATTACTATTACAAATACAGATAAAGGTTCTTCTCAAAATATATTTAAAAATGTAACTGATGGTAAATTTACTACTACAGCTAATGTAAATAATGATACTTTAACTATTGTAGGTTGTAAAGGAACAAATATAGAAATTGATGAAGAAGCACAGACTGTATCTATATGTGCCGATCAGCAAACATTATCCGTAGTAGGACAAACACTTACTATTAGTGATGGTAATTCTGTAACAATGCCAACTAATACAGGACCGCAGGGTCCTAAAGGTGATCAGGGTATACAAGGTATACAAGGAGTTACAGGTTCCGCTGGTGCCAAGGGAGATCAAGGTGATCAAGGTATTAGAGGTCTTACCGGAGCTGCAGGAGCTGCCGGTGCCAAAGGTGATACAGGAAGTCAAGGTATACAAGGGATACGAGGATTAACTGGAGCAGCTGGAGCAGCGGGAGCCAAAGGAGATACTGGAGATAGAGGTCTTCAAGGTATACAAGGAAATCCTGGTGCAGCAGGTGCTAAGGGAGATACGGGAGCAAGAGGATCTGCGGGTGCTGCTGGTGCAGCCGGAGCAAAAGGGGACACAGGATCACAGGGTGCAAAGGGTGATACTGGATCACAAGGTCCAGCTGGTCCTAATGGTGGAACATATCACTACACAAATTCAGGTGATAATGCAAGTAAATATAGATTTTGGGGTACTTCATCTACTTATGGTATTGGTATGGTGTCCGGTCAATCTTATGGTTATTTAAATGACTATGCTACAGTATTCCAAATGAATAATGATGCAGACCGTGGATGGGTTTGGAAATATGAAGGTCAGGGAAATAATGATGGTGCTATGTCACTAACAACTTCCGGTAAATTAAAAGTTAAAGGAGTTGTTGATGCTGGTTCTGTGGCTATAGATGGTAATGAAGTAATTAATATTAAAGGTGATTGGGTTGGTAATCCCACAGGTTTAACAGGACCTAAAGGAGACACCGGTTCACAAGGTATTCAGGGTATTCAAGGTGCTACAGGATCTCAGGGTCCGGCTGGTGCTAAAGGTAATACAGGTAGCACTGGTGCTGCCGGTACTAATGGAACTAATGGAAGTAATGGAGCACCGGGTGCAACAGGTTCCACTGGACCAAAAGGTGCAACTGGATCAGCTGGAGCTACAGGAAGTCAAGGACCACAGGGACCACAAGGTGATAAAGGACCTACAGGTAGTCAAGGACCAACCGGAGACAGAGGGCCTCAAGGTTTAACTGGTCCAACAGGGAGCCAAGGCCCGCAGGGAATACAAGGTCCTGCAGGTTCTAAAGGTAATACGGGAGCTACTGGTGCACAGGGACCTAAAGGAGATCCTGGTCAAGATGGTTCAAGTTTTCCAGTTAAGGTTGATTCTAAAGACAGTTCAATTAAAAGCATGGACTTTTTTGTTGAAGGACAAAAATTCCCTATTATGCAGATAACACTAGAAGACGGAACACAACTTTGCTTTACTGCAGGAGATTGTCCTAGATTTTAATATTTAAACTAACTATTATGGCAAGAAAGAAAAAAACATCAACTAAAAAAGCAATTAAAAAACCTACTAAGAAAAGAGTAGTGAAAAAAAAGGTTGTAAAAGAAGTAGAGGTGCCTGTAGTAAAAGAGTACTTATCTCAAAGATTTTATTTTGATATTGAGTCTTTAGTTACAAATGGTAATTCTTTAATAAAGGAAATAGTATTTACTTATACAGGTTCACTAGTTATACCTAAGTCATTAAAATCAACATATGAAAAGAAAAGTGTAACTGTACACGGATCATATATTGTAAAAGATACTGATGAAGGTGTTGTTACTACAACTGACTATAAACAACTATCAAAATCAGATGTTAAATCATTTTTACAAATGCATTTACGTGATGACTATATTAATGGAATGCAGGATGTAATTAAGAAAGATTTACTACCTGAAACAAATTTAGTTGTTGATCTTCCTTGGTAGTTAAAAAATTATTATTATCTTTGAAAAGTATACAAACATTTAAAACCAATTATAATGGCAAAGAAAAGCAAAAAGATTTCTTCAAAGGAATTGACTGAAGTTAAAGAGCTTCAAAATCAAATCAACACACTACTAATGAACATTGGTAATGCAGAACTAGTTAAGAATCAATTAGTATCTAAACATTCAGAATTACAAGTTGAATGGAAAACTTTAAGTGAATCATTAGAAACAAAATATGGTTCAGTTAATATTAGTCTTGAAGATGGTGCTATATCTGATATTGAAAAAGAAGATGCTTCTCTAGAAAAAGCTTAAATCTTATTTCCATAAGTGTTTGCAAAATTTTTTAAAACTGGCATTAACTTGTTTGGTTTTAAAAAATTTTGTATATTATAAATGTATAGTTTACAATACGGCAGTACATTATAGTAAAATAAAACATTTATGATTCCAACAAACTCAAGCGGCACCACAAATGGATGTGACAGTATATCTTCTAATTGTGTAATATGGCAAGGACCGGACATTTCATGCATAGACTTATGTAATGGGGATTCTATTTCTGAAGTAGTATTTAAATTAGCTACTAAACTGTGTGATCTTATAGAAAGTGGGGTTGAGGCAAACCCTAATTTAACAGGGTTAGATTTATCATGTTTAGATTTACCAGGTACTGACCCTACTGAAATTGTACCTGTATTACAGGCTATGGTAGTGCAGATATGTGCTAATGCTGACACAACACCAGTTGTTGCACGCCTTACTACTGCTAGCATGCCAATAATGACATTGCAGCAATGTTTAGAATATAACGATGCAAATGGAAATCCTGTAACTGAATTACCTTTAGATGAGTATGCTACTCTTATAGCACAACAGGTATGTAGAAATGTTCAGGAAATAATTGACATTAAAGCTCAAATTGCCAATATAACTTCAAGATTAACTTTAATAGAAAATTGTGTGTTTGTTGGTGGTGTGTGCCAAGTTGGTACATCAGACGAAGTACAAATTATTCCAACTTGTGTTAGTACAGTTGGACAATTAACAGATGTATCCGTTGTAGTACTGGCACTTGAAAGTGCTTTTTGTGCTTTACGAGATGCTGTAGGTACACCAGCATTAATTAGTAATGCTGTAGCTCAAACAATAATAACTGGCTCAACATCAATGTTGAGTGTAGAAGGTGCAACATATAATTCAATAGGAGGTTACAATACATCACCTTCAACATTAGCACAGTCTGTGCAAAATGCATGGGTGGTTATTGATGATATGTATAATGCAATTCAAAGTATACAAACTAATTGCTGCCCAGGCGGGTGTGACTCAGTCATATTTGGATATACAACAGCAGTGAGATTAGATACAGTAGGAGTGATAGAAGCAATTAATTTTGATTTTACTAGTTCTTCAATACCTACTGGTTTTAATGATACATCAGGACGTTCTTTAATTACACTTACTGATGCAAATGGATCTTCATTGAGTGAAGTAGTAAATGTAGCATCATTACAAAATAATGCATCTGGTATACAAATATCTACAGGATCATTAAATGTATTTCAAGACATAAGCATTACAGTTGACTTTGTTGTATCAAATGGAACTGATACATGTGAAACAAGAATAGCAAGTTTATCAAATGGAATTATACCATGCCCAACCGTGTTAGTGGGAACAGTAACCGGAACAGAAGCTGAATTAAGCTTTTCAAATAATTTAGGAATAACAGCTCAGTATACTTTAGATTTACTTCAAAGTTCTGTTGTAGTACAATCACATGTATTCAACAATCCAGGAGTAGGCTTATCACATAACTTTACAGGATTGACTCCTAATACAGCATATCAAGCTAGACTTACAATAGTTATTGATGGGGCTACTAAGGTTTGCCCAATACTAGTAGATGTTGTAACAATTGCTGGTGCAGCACCATGTACAGAAGGTATGGATGTAGCATTTGTAATTGATTATACATTTAGTATGAGTGGTATTATAGATGGTGTAAAATCAGGTGTAGCTTCTCTTGTTAGTACAATAGATACAGCATCAGGATCTAATGACTATAGATTAGCATTAATTACTGCTGATGAAAGAGCTAATCCTTCACCAAAATATTCTTCTTGTGTAGACTATACAAGTTTACCAACATCTCAAAAAGTTGCAAATTTAGGCTCAGCAGGAAATTATCAATTTATAACATCATGGGAGCAATTTGGAACTAACAATGGTGCAACGTTTACAACACAATTAGATAAATTAAATGGAGGGGTAGATGGTACTTGTGTAAATCTTGGAGATGGTAATGGACTTCCTGAACCAACAGATTATGCATCTCAGTTAGTTGTAGGGGGTGCTGCATTAAGTGGAACTCTTAGAAGCAATGTAGCTAAGTATGTTATTATTATAACAGATGCTTTACCAGGTGGAACATCTGATGCATTTAATGCAACAACATGGTCTGGTATTCAGTCAATGATTGCATTTGCAAATACTAATGGAATTAAATATAATGTATGTGGACCTGGAGTAAATTTATCAGGATCAATACCTCCTGTAACAGATCCTATTTTCCCATGGAGAGAATTAGCAACACAAACAGGTGGGGTTTGGAATGCATCTGCTGATGCATCACAAATTAGTGCTGATATAATAGCTGGTTGCTCATAAAATAAAAAATAAAAAATGGCTTGTAATTGTACAAAATGTAGTAATAAATGTAGTTGTGCTGATACAGCATTAACTAATGCATGTACTTATACTGATTGTAGTGTAGGTAGTGAAAGATGTAATGATGTTCAAAGTGCAGCATGTGTAAGCTATACGGGTACATCATTTCAAATAGGTGATACTAATAGTAAAATAGTTATAACCTCCGGTGAACGGTTGGATTCTATTATACAAAAGTTTTCTATGATACTATCAAATGGGTTAGGGGCTTGTACTTCTAATGATGTTCAGCATGATCCATATAATGTATATGCAGGTGTAATAACTAGTAGTACTATTTCAGTATTGTGGAATGGCATATGGAGTAATAGTACAGGTATTAATATATATACTGCACCTCAAATAGGAGGAGGAAGTAATGTCTGGACGCTACAGAATAGTACACCAATTGTTACTAATGTAAGTAATTTTACTATAACAAATTTAGTAGCAAGTACAGCATATAAGGTAAAAGTTGTTGATAACGGCAACAGTGCTGCATGCAAACCAATAGAGCTTTTAATTTCTACTCTAGCAGCATAAAAAAACAACACGTGGTGGTTTGTTGGTTTTCTACTACAAACGTTGGAAGAGGCTGGATATATTCCAGTCTCTTTTTTTTTCTTATCTTTACAATAAAAAAATCAAATTATTTAACTTATGGATAATATAAAGCAAAAAGTTCTTGACAGTTTAAAATGGAAAAAGCACCCATCATATTGTGCTGAAAAACTGAACATTACAGAAAAGCAGTATAAGAAAGTAAAGAAAGAATTATTAGCAGAAAGAAAAAATAAAAAAAAGAAATCAATATTTTTTAGCAAAGCTGCAGACAATGCACAAATTGCAGAAGCAATTGATTTAGAAAATGGAACTGGAAAGTTATCAGGAACGTTTGATCATGAGCCTAAAAGTGCAGAAGAAATAGTTATCTTATTAAAAATAGATACAGATAAATGGAAATTATCTCAGTATTGGAATAAACAAATGGGTGATCACTGGAGAGTTTCAGCATTAGTATCACAAATAAAAAATCCAGAAGAAAAACTATTTGAAGACTTACTGAAAAACTGGACTCCCAAAAAATATAAAATATCAAATATACCTTATAAAAATAAATTTACTGATGATCCACATTGTGCAGTGATATCTCTACAAGATATTCATTTTGGTAAAGAAGGTAATGATACCATAGATAAAGATTTTGAAGATACAGTTAAGAACTTAGTAAGTAGAGCAAATGCTATACATTACATAGAAACCATGTATTTTGTTGTAGGAGGTGATTTAATCAACATGGATACCTTTCAGGGCACAACCACAAGCGGAACACCTTTAGACAACTGTATGAGCGCTACAGAGGCTTATGTGCAAGCATTTGATGCAATGCATTGGGCTGTAACATATATTAAAGCTCACTGTGATAAATTAGTTGTAGTATATGTCCCTGGAAATCATGATAGACTTTCTTCTTTTCATTTAGCTCATGCTCTCTCAAGATCAATAGATTGTGATAAAATAACATGGGATGTAAAATATGAAGAAAGAAAGGTTCATGTATGGCATAATAACTTTAATGCATTTGAACATGGTGATAAGCGTAGCAAGAATAATCCTTTAATATATGCATCAGAGTATCCAAAGGCTTGGGGTGACACAACAAATAGAACATTATTTAAAGGTCATATACATACAGATAGAAAGGTTGAATATATGACATCAAATGAAACAGCAGGTTTTATAGAAAAGACTTTACCTAGCCTAGGTAAAACAGATTACTATCATTACAGTAACAAATATGTAGGTAACAGACGTTCAGGTAAACTAGAAATACAACACCCTACTATGGGTAATATATGTGAATTAACTTACCAAGCATTGTAAAGACCTTACTTTTAATTTCATTAAGTGGTCTTTTTTTTGTAAATTATAAATATAACTGTATGATCAACAATTTTAAAAAACCCAATTTAAATGCTCCAAGATATAGAGAGAAAAGACTGGGATTGTTAAATGAACAAACAATTAAAGAGTTTAAAGAAAAAAAGCCTTTGTACTCAGATATAGATAACGTTAAATTAAAAAAAATAATTAAATTATATAATGTTAAACTTTGGAATACTGTAGTAGAAAATAGAGATGGGGTAGAATTACCTGATTCATTAGGTTATTTATTTATTGGAACATGCCCCTCTTCTAAATCTATTAATACAAATTACGCATTATCAAAACAATATGGTAAAGTTTTACAAAATAAAAACTGGGAGACAGATGGAAATTTAGGTAAAATATTTTATACAAACTACTCTACAAAGTATAGATTTAAAAATAGAGAGTTGTGGAGGTTTGTAGCATGCAGAGAGTTTAAAAGAACTGTTGCAAAAACTTACCCTAATAACTGGACAAAGTATTTAGTTATGAAAAATAAATATAAGGTGGCTCATCTATATGATGAAAACCCTGAAGAAACCAACAAAGCATTAAAGTATTATAATGAATTTGAAAAATAAGAAACATGGCAACAATAGCAGACGTAGTATCTAGAATTAGAGGTCAAGTAAAAGCTGAAGTTCAAGATGCATTTACTACAGATAGATATATTTACAGTCTAATTGAAAAGTATGCTCAAGTTTTAATGAGAAGGCAAGACTATGCAAATAAATTAATGAAGTTTAATTCAGTATGGAAAACATTACCATATGTAGAATTGATTGACGTAGATAAAGTAGAAGCACATTGTGCTGGAATACAAAGCGGTTGTACAATAAAACGTACAAAACATAGATTACCTTCAATGTTTGAAGGTTACTGGGGCCCTCTAATACGTACCATTAGTTCAATAGATGGTTCACAAGAGTTACAAGGAACCCAACCTGGTACATATACTTCAATGACTAAAACAACATCTTTTAAATATAACAACACGTTATATTTTTGGTGGTTAGATGGATATATTTATTGTCCAAATATAGCATGGGATGCAATTAAAGTTGAAGGTGTATTTGATTCAGATATTACAAAATGGAATTGTGACACAGAAGATGACTGTACACCTAGATATGAACAAGAAATTTACATACCTGAAGCATTGTTTGCTGAAATAGAAAGTCAAGTAATTCAGACTATGGTAGGTACATTAAAAATACCATCTGATGATTCAGATAATAAACGTAACCTAGCAAGAACATAAAACAATAACAATGGGAGTATCACAAAAATATAGAACATTTAGTCAATTAATGGAAGACGTATCTATTGATTTTTCTAACTATGCGTTAGAAGGAATGATAGAACCTGCTCAATTGATAAAAGTTGCAACCAGAGTAAACTATGATTTGGGCTTAAAGATTCATAGAACTAAAGAAGTAGTAATAGATATTGAACACGGAAAAGGACAATTACCATTTGACTTTCAATATTTAAATTATGCTTTTAAATGCGGAGAATATACAGTTAATAATACAATGCCTTCTGGCACTCATGTAGAAACTTTTAATGATGTACCCTATGTACCAGCGCCAGGTGAATCAGCACCATGTGAAGATGGGGAAGCATGTAAAGATGTATGTGTTGTTAAAACATGTAATGATACAAATAGTTATCAATTAGTACAAAGAGTTGGGGCAGGTCAATTTAGAACATTCACAGATTGGACTGAGCTAAGAATTAAAAATGTTAATGATAAAGTTTGCTATTGTCCAAGTCTAGGAGCACAAGCCGTAGATATAGCAGAAATTAAAGACGGTTTTTTAATTACAACTTTCCGTACAGGTAAAGTTTATTTGAGTTTTCAAGGAGCAATGGAAAATGCTGTTGGTGATTTACTAGTATTAGATCAACCATACTGTAATGAATATTATGAGTATGCACTAAAACAAAGAATATTAGAAAATATGGTTTGGAATGGTGAGAATGTTTCTCAGCAATTAGGTTTAGTTGAAACAAGATTAAGAGCCGCTAGAAATAATGCATTAAGTTTTGTTAATACACCAGACTTTGCAGAAATGAGAAAGGTATGGACTATGAATAGAAGAGCGCAGTATCATAATTATTACAATATGTTTTTAAGTTATGCCCCTGTCAATCCTAGAGTTGTTACAGGACCTTCTACATTAGGATCATCAACATCATATTAAAGAAGTAATATATTATGGCAAAAAAGAAATCTTCTTCACCAAGGGGTACACAGGGTCAAGGATCATCCTCAGTAAATACAAATTCATTTACAAAAGGAATGAACAAAGATGTTACACCTTCCTTTGAAAGTAAAGAGTCATGGTGGCATGCACGTAATGTAGCAAACAATTCTGAAGATGGAGATTTAGGAATAATAGGGAATGAGCCATCAAATTTATTGTGTGGTGTTATTCCATATACTGTTATTGGAGCAATACATAGATATGGTGATGAATGGATTATTTATTCCACGGATAATATAAATTCTGAGATAGGAACTTTTGATGATAGTGAATGTAAGTATACAGCTTTAGTAAATGATCAATGTTTAAATTTTAATAAGAAATTTTTAATAACAGGTGCATCTAAAGAAAACTTTGACTGTACATGGCAAGTATATTGGGATGATGGAAACAATCCATCTAGAACATTAAATATTGATAAGATTCCATGGAAACAAGAACAAATTACAGGTCCAGATATTAATGGATCTGATTGTGTTGAGTTTGCAGATATAATACCAAGAACATTAAATTGTGAAAAAATAAGATTAGCACCGTTAGTAGATACACCTTGTGTTGAAATAACACAATCAGTTGATTCAGGTCAAGTAGCTAATGGAGCATATCAAGCATTTATAGCTTACACAGAGAATGAACAAAAAATAGGGGATTACATTGGTATATCTAATATACAAACTATATTTAGTCATTTAGGTACTAATGGTTCATTAGATATATCTGTATCTAATTTAGATGAAAAGTATGACTATTATGAATTAGTTATATTAAGAAGAAATCAAGGTCAAACATCTGCAAAAAAGATAGGTCTCTACAGCACTCAACAAAAGCAAATTAATATTGATTATATAGATGAGGCATTGGTTGCTATTGATTTAGTACAAATTCCTTTGATGAGTCCAGCTTATGAAAAGTCTGAATCAATGTTTGTTGTAAATGATTGGCTTATTAGACAGGGGCCTGTTGAACAATTTGATTTTAATTATCAACCTATAGCAAATGATATAAAAGTGGAATGGGTTACTAATTCAGTACCATCTAATTATTATCATAAAGGAGGAAATAAATATAATTTTCTAAGGGATGAACAGTATGCATTTTTTATAAGATGGATATACAATACAGGTGAAAGATCTTCTTCATATCATATCCCAGGTAGAGCTCCAGAAGTAGTTGATATAGGAGGTGTACCATATAATGAAGATCAACTTTTCAATGGTGCTAATGTATTAAATACTATAGATGGTGAAAAACTATTTAAAGTATATAATACTGCTACTGTTGAAAGCACAGCTGTAAGTCAGTTACCTGATGGTTCAACAATAACATCAAGAGGTAAAATGGGTTTTTGGGAATCTACAGAAAGATATCCAAATGAACCAGATATTTGGGGTGATCTATGTGGTAAATTTATTAGGCATCATAAAATGCCTACTGAGGAAACTGGACCTTCTGTAGCTTTATCAAATACAGGAAATGATTTAATAAATCTTTTAGGTGTTCAATTTAATAATATTGGTAGACCTAAATATAATGATGGTACATATATTCCAAATGTAGTAGGTTATGAGTTATTAAAAGGTTCAAGACTAGGAGCTAAATCTATATTAGGAAAAGGCTTGTTTAGAAACATGCGTAAATATGAAGTACCTAATCCTGAAGACTTAATAGGTAATGGGGTACAGGGATTATATCCTAACCATCCATACAATGATTTAAGACCTGATGTATATTTTCAGAATGGAACAAATGATAAATTAACAAATGGGTGTGATAAATTTGGTGATTCAATAACTAGGTTTAAACCTTTAGGTTTTGCAGGAATAGTAAATGGTGAACAATCAGGATATTCTCAATCAGTTTTTACATTTTCATCACCTGACTTAAACTTTACAAAGCCTTTTTTAAATGCATATGAGACACGTTTATATGGTCAGATATCAGGTAGGTCATCAGGATACTTTATACCATCAGAAGATCACCCTAAACAAAAAATAATAAGAGGTATTGCTGCATTTGCTGCAGCTATAATTGGGTTTGGATATGCAATACATCAATTAAGAGGTACTACTGGTAGAAATGCCACAAGTAATAGTACTAATTTATCTAGTACAACAGTTAAAGGTGAAGAAATTATAGGTAAAAGACAAGGAGGGGGTGGTGGATTTGTAAGTTTAACGGTACCACCCGGTGTTGCAACAGTAAACTTAAATAATAGAAATGGTGGAGAGATTTCTGGTGGTGATTTTCAAGGACCATGGGATGATAGGTTTGATGATTATATTGATGCTGCTAGGGACGAGGCTATAAGATCTGGAGAGGATTCCGGAACTCTAATGAACTCTAGTGGAACAATAGATTTTGCCCCTGAGTCAGGAGCTCAAGGAGGATTTGGTTTAGCTGGTTTAGCTGATTTATATGCTGGTGGTAGTGCTACAGATAATGCTGAACAAAGAAACGCTGATGATAATGCTGAAGAAGGTGCAATACCAGGTGTTCAAAGTGGTAAAGTAGAAACAAGTAAATTAAAAGATACTAATATATCAAACTTACCAAGGTTTCTTAGAGTAGTTACAAATATATTAAGCATGCAAACCAACATTGCCATTGCAGGTAATGAAATTATTGATGGTTTTTATAACTCAACTGACTTCCGTGATTACATGTGGAAGTACAATTCTGATGGACAATTTACAGATTTTACTCCTGTTAGTAGTGGTTTATGGAGAATTAAGAATGAAGACTCAAATTATATAGGTTCTTCTTTTCAAACTTTTGATAATGGTAAATATAAAATAAATAATTTATTTAGACCAAGCACAGTTGCTGTTTCATTAAGTCAAAATATAGATGACCCTACTGTACAAGATAATTCTAGATTTGTGGTAGGAGGTTCAGTTAATGCTGATGGTACTGATAATGTTCATAGTGATGATTATTTTATATCACCCGGTAAAGACAATCCACGTAGTTCAAATATATCAGGACATTATGGTGCATTAAAGTTTAACTTTGATAATCAATACGGTCAACTATCCGGTATAAAACAAATACCTATGAGAGGTTGTGTTGAATTACTAGATCCTGAAAAACCTCTAGCATATTTATATTCTTCTCAACCAATATTTGCAGGGGATACATTTGTTGGAAGATATACTGAAAAAAATATTATGCCTATATACACTAGGTATTTATTAGGTCAACCTGATGGGTTTACATTTGATTATGCTTTGTATGTGAATATACCATACCCAAGATATTGGATGAATTCACAAAGGTTTGATATAACTAACTTAGCTAGAGCAATATCAAGTTTAGGTCTCTCAGGTATATTTGGTGGATGGGATGATATAGTTCCAAATGATTTATACTATCTAGACAGGGGAGAAAACTCATGTAGTGATATGTTTGATGCATCTACATGGAATGGTGATGATCCTAATGGCTTCTTTGAAATGAGATATGCATATGGATATACACATACTAATGGTATATTAGATTTTTATACTGAGTCAGATGTAAATTTAGCTAATAGAGATTGGGAAGATGAACCTAAGAAAAGAATATATGAACCATATGATTACAATGATGTAGATGAATTGTTTCATGCAAAAATTGAGAAGGCAGATAACTTTTACAAATATGATGACTCATTAAGCCCAAGCAAGTTTCCTACACAAATGACAAGCTTTGGTTTATTACAACCTTTGGATTATGATCCAATAACAGCTGAGGAGTGTTTTGTAAATTATCCTAAAAGATTAATATATTCACTACAAGCACAAGAAGAATCTAAGAAAGATTTTTGGAGAGTCTTTTTACAAAATAATTATAAAGACTTTAAGAATGATGTTAGTGTAATTAAACCTATAAATAAAAATGGTGCATTAATATTTTTCCCTCATCTATCTCCTCAAATGTTTCAAGGTCTTGATACATTGAAGACTCAATTAAATACAAAACTTACAATAGGTGATGGAGGATTATTTAGTCAACCATTTCAAAATGTTGCTAATGCAGATTTATCAAATGAGTATGGCTCATCAGAAAGTTTAAGGGGTGTAATAAATACTCCATTAGGTTTATTTTTTATATCTCAAGCACAAGGTAAAATATTTCAATATGGTGGTAAAGGTTTAGATCCTATATCTAATCAAGGTATGAAATGGTGGTTTGCAAAATACTTGCCATCTAAATTTATAAAACAATTCCCTAACTCTGAAAAATCTGTTTGGTCAGATAATCCAGTTGCAGGAGTTGGATGTCATGTTATTTATGATTCAGTAGATGACATAGTATATTTTATGAAAAAGGATTACCAGCTTAAACCACAATATATAGCCGGAGCAGAATTTACAAATAGTATAACTAAGCCAGTTACAATTACTTTAGGTACTACACTTATTCCTGTAGATATAGGTGATCCAATATATTTTGATGATTGTTCATGGACTGTATCATATGATCCAAAAGCAAAGGCTTGGATATCTTTTCATGATTGGCATCCAGGCTTAGCATTACCTAGCATTAATCATTTCTTTACAACTAATCAATTTGAAGATTTAGATAATCCACAGTGTCCACCAGGTTATACATTTAATCCAGTAAATGGTTTATGTGAAATAAGTATAAACGAAACAGAATTATCAGAAGTAACTATAGATAATGTTGCAGCTACTGTTACAGGTGGAGCAACGAATTGTTTATTAGATATTGTTATTGCAATGGATGTATCAGGAAGTACTACACCAGCTGGTCCTCCACAATATATTCCTATGCAGTTTATTGGAGGAAATCAAGTTCCCGGTACAGGAGTCATGGGAGATACACAAAACTCAACTGCACAACTACGTTGGTTAGATGTATTTATGAATAGCCCTGAAGTAACAACCGCATTGGCTGCAGGCACAATGCAAATAGGTACTACAATGTGGGCAGACAATAGCACTCAACTACTTCAGGGAACAGTAAGTATGAGTAATACAGCAACAGGTGCATCACTATGTAATCTGTATACTGCAGCTTGGCCTGGTGGTGGGGGTACTGATGCTGATAATGCTATTTTTGGTTCTGGGGGAATTAATAATCCTTTAGGAGGTAATGGAGGGTTAGCAATGCTAAACAATAAAGCTGCCTCTAGCTTAAGTGCAAGTTACCCAGCAAGAACACAAGACCCTAGTTTTAAGCAAATTTTAATTGTTGTTACAGATGGAACAGGAGGAGATCAAGCAACTCAAAATCCAAACGGTACACCTCAATATCAATCACCTCTGATTAATTCAGGTACACAGCCAAATCCTAATACTGGTAATTGGGCATCTGGAGCAAATCAATCAGCATTGATAGATTTGCAAGATAGTCAGAAGCAAGAAATTTATGCTGTTTATTGTGGATCAACTGATCCAGTACCAGGTACTTCTGCATTATTAGATAGTATTAGTAATTCAACATATAATGTTGGTATTGGACCGGGCCCAAATCAATATGCAATGGCAGCTAATAATAATAATTCATTGCTGCTTTCAGCAACAGCAATAGCTGGTGATGTTTGTTCTACACCTTTTGTATGTGAATGCCCTACAGGTTACACACTAGTTTACCCTGACCCAACTACATCAACATATAGTTCAGCTACTGGTACATGTACTGATGATCCAGTTGAAAGACCTATATGTAGAAAAGTAGAATGTGAATGTCCACCAGCTACAGTACCTGGAACAGTTATAACAGAGCTAGGAACTTGTCCAGACAGTGCACCATTGATTTATCAAATTGGTGATCCTAATTTTGTACAAACTGATCCTGCTCAATGTAATTACTTTTATTACGTAAGTACACAAGCTAATTATGTATATGGTGGTATTTGGAGGCATAATGTACGTTGTGATTCATTTGCTAATTATTATACTACAGATTACCCATGGGAGATTGATTTAATTTCTAACACTGGCCAATCAGTAAACACAGTAAGAAGCTTTGAATACCAATTAGAAACTTATGTATATAAAGGAGATCCACAATACAACATGTGTGGTGGTGATAAGTGGGAGGATTTAGATTTTAATTTTGATGCTTCCATTATATATAACAATGATCAGGTTTCAGGTTTATTAGTGTTAAATCCACAACCTGTAAATAACCCTTGGAATAATTTAACTTATCCAATAGTAAATCTAAATAGTATAGATGTATTAGTATCTAAAGTAGAACACAAATTTAGGTTTAATCAGTTTTGGGATATAACTAATGATAGAGGAGAATTTACAAATGTTGAGCAATCAATATTTAATACAGAGTCTAATGGTTATATTAGACCATTAAATACTCTTAATTTAAATTATCAAAAATCACCTACACAACGTAAAAAGTTTAGACACTATTCTAATAATTTAATTTTACGTAGGAATGTATCAGGAAACAGAAAGATGTTATTGAGATTAAATAATACTAAACTTTTACTATCACAAAGATAATGGCACATAAAAAAAGCACAGGACTTAAAGGAGGACCAAATGAATATATAACAGATATATCTGAATTTGTTTCTATAGAAGGATATAAAAGAAATAGTCCTGATGTAAACAATCCGTACAACATTATTGAGTCAGGTAATATTACTATGGAAGGTGTAGACTTTCCTGTTAGGGGATATGGTAATAATGGTATGGTTCAGGATATGATACCAGGGGTAGAAAATTATGATTATGGTAATGCAGACTATGTTGTTGAAGTACCAATAGCAAAACGTGGTGGTGGATTACTAGACAAAACCATGAAGTGCAACAGCTGTAGTTGGGAATGGAAAGCTGCTGATGGTGGATCTGATATAGACACATGTCACAAATGTGGAGGCAAAGCTTTACCAAAAGCCCAAAATGCAGGAGAAACAGGTAATGCTGTAGTATTTGTAGAATCACCTACAAGAGATAAACATACATATGATCTTTATGATACTTCAAAGAAAAACTTACCTGCTGAATTATTACAATTTAAAGAAGACTTTAATTTTGGTGAGAGTATGCTTCAAGGTCTTTATGGTGATATGTCAAAAGAAAAACTTGATAATAAATATTTAAAGTTTTTAAATGGATTATATAAGGATTTATATAATCAAGAACGTCAATCTGACATAGATGGTGAAGCTTCGGATCAAATACATGCACAACGAATGCAAGTTTATAAAGTTATACAAGGTGAAGAAAAGAAAATTGATCAGAAGTATGAAGAAGAGATTGACCTTTATGGTCAAATGGTAAACCTTGGTCAGGAAAGTTTTAATAATAGTGAGTTGAATCCAAGGACTATATCAATGGATTCTACGTTTTACAAAGAAGCGGAGAATCTTAAAAAAGTTTATGCAAGGCTACATCCAAATTCTAATGTTGATATAGTTCCTATATATGATAACCCTGATTTAGTGAGAGATAAAGTTGCTGGGTTAAATCCAAATGATTCAATGTATTTTTTTGGTCATAGTGGAGATAGGATGGGTGGTATACCAAATGAAGAAATAGCAACTATTTTAGGAGGCTCTAAAGCAGAGAATTGTTATTTGGGTACTTGTGAATTAGAAGGGCAAGAACTACAACCATTTCAAGAAGCTCTACAAGGAAAGAATCTTCAATATAGACCTGCAGGTTCTTGGTGGGGAGTAAACCCAAGTGGAAGTTCAATAGAAGATGCTATGTGGTCTAGAGTTACTAAAGATTGGTCAGACCCTCTTGGTACAGGACGAACTGCAACAGTAGTAAAACCTAAATTAGGAAAAGATTATAATAAAGAACAAGACGGTGGACAACCCACACAACCTGAAACATGGCAAGATACAATTAACTATATTGATCAAGAAAAATTAAAAAGAGCAATTGCTCAGGCAGAAAGTTTAAATGGTAAACTTATGAAAAACCCTGACTCAACTGCTTCTGGATTATATGGTCAACGTTTTTCAGAATTACAAAAGGGTAAATTATATGATGGCACAAGAGATGAGTTTATAGCTGATTTAGATGCACAGAATAGGATGTTTGATGTTAGACTTAATGAAGGTTTTAAATCAAATAAGACTACACCTTTATTAAAGGACGCATATGATTTAATGAATGAGTATAAACCTCAGATTGAAAACTTTGATTTCTCTTATGAGGACATTATATCTTTATCTAATTTTTTAGGCAGACAAGGTGCAAGAGAGTATTTAGGAAATGTAATTAGAGATGGTAAAACTTTACAAGATGTATATCCTAAGTTATATGGAGACTCTGTTGAGCAAGCAAATAAAACACCTGAAGAATATTTAAATATAACAAGAGGGTATTATAAACAATATGCTGGTGAAATAAATGAAGTTGTTCAAGACAACACAAGAGTTGCTCCACGTATTATTAGAGACTTACCTGACTTAGGATTTCAACCTCAAAGTCCATTGCAACAATTTTTAATTGATGCTGAGTCAGAATTAGATTTATTAAATATAAATAATAGAACAGTAGCTCAAGATAATACTGCTGTTACCAGACGGTTTGAACCACCAATTAATATTGGCGATAGCAGAGCAATAGTTGATTATGACCAAATTGTAGGTGATATCCGTCAAGAAAATGATTTAGAAGAGTCATTATATGATAGTCCTGCATTGATTGCAGAGTTTATTAGGAAATCAAATGAGTATGCATCAGGGTGGAAAGATATGACAGATGCATCTGATGCAGAAGTAAGAGATCTACAAAATGTTTTATTAGGTAAAGGTTATGGTATTGGACCAACAGGTGCTGATGGTGATTATGGAACAAAAACATTAGCAGCTCATAGAGCTATGGTAGATGATACAAATCTAAATCCATCAGCAATATCAAGATATTATAATAAATTTAATTTAGATAATAAACAAGAAGTAATGGGTATTCAGAAAATTCTTGTTGATAAAGGATTTTTAGCTCCTACATTAATTGGTAAACAGTCAACTAGTATTGATGGCAAATTTGGTAATCAAACTAAAGATGCATTGGATGCATTTAATACAGAGAATGCTGAAGATGATCCTCAAGCTCTTGTTTTTGATTATATACCAAGTACATTAGAAGAGCCTAGATGTGCGGCAGGTATGTGTCAGATATTAGAAGGAAACCAAGTTTTAACAGATGCACTGGGTGTTAAGTTTAAAGATGCTTGGGACATATTTGAAAATATGACTGAGTCTAAAAACAGTGATAGTATATTTAATATATATGATGATAAAGCATTTGATAATGTTAGTTCAGTAGAAGATTTAAAAAGAATTACAAAAAAAGTAAAAAGAAAAAAACAAACAACAGAGAGTGATTATGAAATTGGAGATATTGTAGGTTTGTACTGGGATGGTTCATCTCATCATAATGAAACATTAAGTTCAAAAACACATAATACTCATAGTGGTTTTGTGTCAGATATAGTTGATGGTGTACCTATTATAACTCATAATGTAAATGGTAATGTTAGACAACAACCTTATAATGAATTGGTAACAGCATGGATTAGAAGACCTAATGAAAACTTAGATATCAAATCTCAATATAATGTAGATGGTATTGAAGAGATGCAATTTGACTCAAGTGGAATTCAAAATTTAGCTTTTAGATATTCTGGAACTGATGTTGATGATAAAGTTGTATATGAGGGAGAAAGACTTGAGCAACTTGAAAATATATTTAAAAGAGTACAATTTAATGCTAATAAAATACCAAAAATATTAAATTCTTCTGTAGATAGTAAATGGTTAGAGTCAACTGTAGTTGGTATAACTGGAGTTGAGACAGGAGTTGGGAAAACTGTTCCAAGAACTGTAGAAGATTATGGTAGACTTAGAAACTTGGTGTATGATGCTAAGGGTAAAAAAGATGAAGATGTTTCATTGGGTATTGGTAAAACTAAATTTAATTCATTAGATAGTTTTGCAAAAGAATATTTTGACATAAAGTCTGTAGATGATTTAGCAGAAGACAATAAAGGTATTGATGCAGTTACATATATGATTACAAAAAATTATGAACTCTTTAAAGATTATTCTAAGACATATCCTCAATTAGGTTTAACAGAAACGGATATAAGAAATATGACTATATTATCATACAACCAAGGAGCCAGTAGATTATTAAAAACTGGACGTGTAGATGATAATAGAAGTGCACAAGAAGAGGTAGATGCTTTAAGAGAACTATATGATGCTACTTTACTGGACATTAGTTCAACTAATTATAAACATGTACCTCTTGTAGCTGATGCTGCTTTTAAAGTAGGTCAAATGATACCAGAATTTTTGCCTGGATCTGTAAGACCATCTGATTCCTATATTAAAAAAGTAAATCAATATAGAGCAGATGTATTTCCAGAAACATTTGCTTCTGTAGAAGAAGATATTTCCCCTTTTGAGATGTCATCTATGGCGCAGGGAGGTGAGTATGGTGTATATAATAATTATATATCCGGTAAATATGATGGTACCAGTAGAGAAAAGGGTGCTATGGAATTATATGACAAATTAAATAGAAAGCATTATCAAGAAGCAAAACAAACAGGTATGAGTGTTCCTAATTACATTATGAGTCAACTTATAAAAGATTCTTAAACCCTAAAGATTAGTGAATCTCCTTAATTATTTGTATATTAATAATATAATATTATCAACGTGGATTTAAACAAAAAAAGTGTAAAACAACAAGGTGGTGCTATGATACCTCAACAACCAGGCATGCAACAACAGCCGCAAGTTGATCCTCAAGTTATGCAAATAACTGAGGTATTTTCTCAATCTATGGGACAAGGTAAAGAACCACAAGAAATAGTAATGGGTTTAATGGAACAGCAGGTTGATCAAAACCTTATAGGCCAAGCTCTTATGACTATGGGATATGAGCAAGAAATGGTAGTGCAATTATTTAAACAAATTGCAGAATCACAAAGACCTCAATCACCAAGTCCACAAGAGATAACAAATAATCCACAACAGTTAGCTAGAGCAGAAGAAATGCAAAAAGAAGCTCCAGCTATGAATATGAATATTGATCCTATTGATATGGCTAAATCTGGTATAGAAATTAAACCAGAAAACAAAGGTAAGTTTACAGCATGGGCTAAATCACGTGGTATGAGCGTTAAGGAGGCTGCTAACAAGGTTATGGCAAATCCTAAGAGATACCCTCCATCTGTAGTAAAGATGGCTAATTTTGCAAAGAACGCAGCTGGATTTAAAAAACAACCCGGTGGTGCAGTAACTCAAAATGATACTAATGATATTGAAATTCAAATAGCACTACTGCAACAACAAGCTGCAATTGCAAAAGCACAAGCAGAGCATGCTGCTAAAATGGAGTTGTTAGAAGATCCATCAATGTCTAGAACTATAACTCCAGAAAGAAAGATAGAGATGGAGGAAATAGGTAAACTTGATGCTATTAATGAGTCAATGTATAGAACCCTAACTCCACAAAGACAATTTGAACAGGACTACATAAACTACACAGAAAAAAATGGTCCAATATCCGTCCAAGATTATAGTAAACTAACTGGTATGGATGCGTCAATGTATAGAACTATAACTCCTGAAAGACAACTTGAAGATGATATTATAAAAAAACAAGGTGGTGAATTTAAACCACACTTTATGTACAAAGGTAAAAGAAAGATAAGAGCTAAAGATTTGGCTACCCACCTTAGACTGAAGAAAGCTGGTTATAATCATAAAGCTCCAAAGGCCCAAACTGGTGGAGAAGGTATGTATGATACACCTATGTCAGATAGAACACCGGGTGCATATGCACCAAAAATGTATACAGGTGGTAATGTTCCAATTGGTTTTAATCCAGATCCAAAAGTACAAGCTGAATTAGAAAAGAAGTTTGGTGATAATCCTATGGCTAATCAACTTAATGATTTTTTAAAACTAACAGCAAACGGTAAACAAAATAAATTAATAGATCAAAAGGATAATGGTTATGTGGCACCAAACCCAATGTATTTTAATCCAGCAATGTTTGGAGATATGGATGTTAATGTTGCAGATATTATAAATACTACATCTAGCGTTGTTGGTGACTTGTTTGGGGAAGAAGGATCAATTTCAAACTTTGGTGAGAACAGCGCAAATGATAAATTAAGAAAGCTTACCAATTCATCTTATGATGTTAAAGCAGATTTATCTCCAGAAAATCAACAAGCATTTCAAGATTATGTTACGCAATTTAAATATGAAAATCCTGAAAAAGATATACTAGGTAATCTAGTAGAGGAATCAGAAAAAATTGCAAGTGAAATTTCTACAGAAAACATTGATCTAAAAGATCCTCAAATATTAAAATTTCTTAAGATGTCTACTAAGAACATGTCTAAGAAAGGTCAAGAATTATATGATCAACTCAAACTTAAATTTTTTCCAGATGGTGTACCTGATGTAGAAGTTGAAGAGACTGAAGAAGTTACAGAAGAAGGTACTACTAATGTTAAATATGGAGGTTCTCCTTTCTTACCAAAGGCACAGTTTAATATTCCAGACTTTATGTATGGCAAACAAGATGCTGAGTATGATATGACCGGTGGAGGTTTTAATCCTTACACAGATGATTTAGGTGAGTTTATGAGTAATGCTGGTCAAACTAATTATAGGGAAGATACTGAATTAGTAGATAGAGCTGCTATTGATGCAGGTACATATGGTAATAGAACACAGGACCCAACACAATCATCTGCACCACTAGATACTGAATATGACAAAGATGGAGATGGAATACCAGATATGATAGATATTGATGGTGGTAATGGAACAGGTGAAGGATTTCCAGGTACAGCAGGAAGCCCATCTGCAGATGAATTAAGAAGTAGGATAAATAAACCTACAGTAAAAAGAAATAGAAATCCTTTGGCTGCAGCAGAAAACATGTTTAACACAGCAGGTGCTGGGGTTTTTGCTGATATATCTAATGGTATTTATCAAGGTACTAGAATAGCAAATGATATAGGTGATGCTAAAAGAGCAAGACAAGCTGAGTATGATTTAAAAACTGTAGATACCATAGCTGATAATACATATGGTGTTATGACAGATATGAATTTTAAACGTGGTAAAGGTGAGTTAGTAAATCCAGGTGGTTTTGGTAGTGAAGGTGATAGAACTACTGGACTATACATGGATACAGCTAAAGAAGGTGGAGGTGTAAATAATGCAGGATTTAAAGCATTACCCCCAGCAGTACAACAAAAAATATTAAAATCCTTACAGGTTGGAGGAGGTGCAGGAGGCACAGCAGCTATTGATACAGCTGCAATTCTAAAAGGTTTACCATATGATTTTATGTCTACAAGTATGGGCAAGCAGCTTTTAAATGTACAACCAGATACAGCAACTGATATTATGGATGTATATCGTAAAGCTCAAAACATTAGTAGCTTAAGTGATGGTCTTGATTTCTTTACATCTGTAAGTAAAAAGGACATTAAAAATGTAATGAATGAGTCAGGTATAGATAAATACACTGTTAGAGATTATGTGAAAAACCAAGATTTTTATAATGATGCTAGTTGGGCAACCCAACAAGCTATAAAACTAGCAATGAAAACTAAAGGTTTAAAACAAGGTGGGGAAACAGTAAACGTAGATTCAAGAATGTTGGCAAAATTAATTGCAGCCGGAGCTGATATAGAAAAATTATAATTATGGCAAAAATTAAAATAAATAAATTACCTGAAGGTTTTAGTATCCGCAACGGAGAAGTTGTTGAAGATACAAAGTCCATGCAAGAAGGTGGTATGACAACGGGTGATCAAGCTGATTATGGCTTAGTTACAACTCCACAGGCATATTATGGTGATACTAATTTTAACAATTCAAGAGACGAATCTGTTAGATATAGTTTATCAAGTGTACCTAGAGAAGATGCTAATTTAGAAGCAGAAGGTGGAGAAACAGTATTAACTGATTTAAATGATGATGGTACTTTTGGTTTATATGACATTGTAGGACCAAGACATGGTAGCGGTGGTGTACCAATGTTTTTACCTGAGCAATCTTTTGTTTTTTCTGACACACGTAAATTAAAATTATCAAAAGATGAAATGTCAGAATTTGGTATGGGCGGAAGTAGAAAAACGCCAGCTAAAGTTTCTAAGAAATTTGGTTTGCAAGATTACTATGGGGAATTAAACTCACAGTATTCTGATGATATATCTGCCACTAGTGCAGAATTAATGTTAAAGAAAAATATGAATGATCTTTCTAGATTAGCATTTATGCAAGAAGCAAAGAAAGAATTTTCTGATGGTGTACCATTAGCATCTCATCCATATTTAGTTTCTATAGGAGAGGACCCAATAGAGTTTACAGCTAAGATAGAAGAAATATCTAGAAAAGAAGCAGAAGCAAAAGCATTACAAGCTTTGCCACTAGAGCAACAGCAACAGTTAATGATGATGCAGCAAATGATGGCTCAACAAGAACAGCAACAAGGTATGCAACAACAAGGTATGCCTGCACCAATGGATGCATTTATGCCTCCAGCAGGTGAACCAGGCTTAGCTATGGAAAATAATGCTATGTTAGATACTGCTAGATTTGGTACAGAGCTGGGAGATTTTATACAGAAAGCACAAGAAGGTAATGGTGAGAAAAAAGAAACTTATACTTTAAATAGACAACCAGCTACTAGAGCAGAATATTATGATTATATGATTAGACATAATATGCATAGAAATTTTGATGGTTCTGTTCAGCCAAAATTTTTAGATCAGTTAACTGCAGGAGAAAAATATTTATATGGTAAAGCATTAACTAAGATTGATGATTATGATCCAATGAGCATAACAGAATCTAATGACGGTGATCTCTCACTTACTGAAGAAGAATTTGCTGTACAGTTTCCTGAAGATGTAGAAGGTTTTGTAGGTCCTACACAAACTAATGTAGAAAAAGCACAAAACAATCAGGTTTCTAAAACAGAGATGCCAGTAACTAAGAAAGAAACTGATAAAGTTGAGGATAATAAAAATCCATTTAAAGCAGGTACTGCGGATGCTATAGAGTTTGATCAAAATATTATGGATGGTTATAGCCCTGTTGTAGTAAAAAACGAGAGTGGTAAAAGTATAATTAGGTTTATTAAACCTGCGTCAGATGAAAGAAAAGATACAAGACAAAGTAGAACTAAAGGAGAAATTTCTGAAGGTGATATAGTAGGTACTGGTAATAGGACAGATGTATACACAGATGAGGTACAGGAACAACAAAAGATAACAGATGCATCTGGAATAGCATCTTTTATACCTGGTATGTATGATTTAGCAAAACTACCTGATGAACAGCTTGGAGCTGATGAATTTGGCTATGGTTCATCATTATTTTCTAGTGAAGAAGCAGAAGAAGATTTCATGTATAGAAATCAATCTATTGTTGATGAGTTAGGACCTGAGTGGAAGTACAATTATCCAAAATCTGATAAAAAAGGTTATGATAAAAACTGGAGAGATTTCCAAAATAAATATGAGGAGAAAAGAAGAGATTACTTTAAAAAGAAAGGTCTTCCATATATACCATATTTCTTTAATGATGAATCTTTAAAGCAAGCTTTTGCTGATAGTCCAGAAACCTATGATAAAGACGGTGATGGTAAAATAGATGCGGAATGGAAAAAAAGAAAGTTTGATGGAATGAGAGGTGGTTATACTGCCAATGCTCCAGGTTTTGATATTGACTATAGTCCGGAAGATATAAGAGAGATGTCATTACCAGAAGAAACACCAACAATAAAAACACCTGGGGTAAAAGAGTATGATGGTTACCCAGCACAATGGTGGGCTCAAGACATTAATAATCTTAATACTGTTGGGGCTATAAAGGATACTTTACGTTTACCATATGCTCCTGAACTAGAGGATCAAAAAATTGATTATGTACTTGATGATTATACAGGAAGAGTAAATGCTAATACATCAGCATTAAATACTATGGCAGGTGCATTAGGTGCATATGGACCACAAGCTCTTGCAAGAAGTAATGTATTTGGAAAAACATTAGATGCTAATGCTAAAGCAATTAATCAAGTAAATAGCAATAATGTTAGAACAATGAATCAAGTTGCTACAATGCAACCTCAGTTAAACATGAAAGTTGATATGACTAACAATGCTACTAATAAGCAATTGTATGATGACACAATAACAGCACTACAACAAAAAGATAATTTTACTAACTGGAGAACAGGTAAGTACAATGAATTATTTAATGCTGGATTAACTAATTTAGCTAATACATATAACTTAAATACAATTAATCCTAATATGAATGTCAATCCAAATCAATTTGGTATGATTGAATTTACCGAAGATGGTAGAAAATTATATAAAGATGGAGATACTGATATAGCATTACAAAGAGCACAACAATTTCAAAGAGCTCAGCGGTTGATTGGAGAAGATAGTGATGGTAAACAAAGACCTGTAACAAAAGAATATTTAGAATTTTTGTATCCTAATAGTGCAACAACAAAAACAAGTAGGGCTAACCAAACTAGAGGACAATATGATCTGGAAAACAATGGTTTGCCTCCTGGCTATCAACAACCAATTGCACAATCAAAAATGGGTAGTGAAAAGAAAAAAGACAAAACCAGTTTATCAAAGTGGGCAGTGCCGTTTTACACAGGTAAGATAGGTATGTAAACCTAAAGGGTTTATACAAAACACTTTGTAAACTTATATAATTATATTAATTTTACATTATGGCAACATACATAAAAGGAGCAGATACATATTTACCGGATATTAAGCCGTTCACACCGGATTATAAATTCTTGTCTGCAGTTTTGGAGACAAGACAAGATAAGTATGATACTAATTTTAAGGCTACCAATGACTTATATAACAAGGTAGTCTATGCTGATTTGTCTAGGAATGATACTAAAGAAAGAAGAGATCAGTATGCAGAACAAATAGCACCACAGATAGAAAAAATATCTGGTATGGATTTATCATTAGCTCAAAATGTTAATGCAGCTAAGGATGTCTTTGCACCATTTTATGAAGATGATATAACTGTAAAAGATGTTGTATATACATCTAGGTATAGAGAAGAAATGAAGACAGCAAATCTATTGCTTAATTCACCAGATAGAACTGTACAAGCAACATACTGGAAGACTGGTGAGAGAGCAATGCAATATCAAATGGATGCATTTATAAATGCAGATCCTGATAAAGCATTACAAATGGGTTTACCTAAATATGTACCAGATGCAAATTTGTTTGAAATGAGTCAACAGATGTTGGAAAACATGGATCCTCCTTTAAAGATGAAGAGAGATAGGTTTGCCAAAAAAGCTAATCCAAAGTTTAACCCTAATAAACCTGTATCAGAAACTAATCAAAGAGAGATTGCAAATTCTGATTGGATTATTACAGAACAAAATGGTGCTCAAGTAACTGGTGCTGCATTACAGCAGATCAGAAATAGACTTATGGAAGCTCCAAGAGTACAAGCTGCATATCAAACAGAAGCATATGTTAAAGGTATGGATTGGGCAACGCAAGCTGTGAACGAAGGTAGAGCTGCTAACTTAGAACAAGGACAAGAACTTTGGGCTTCTGAAACAATAAGAAGGCTTGATAAAATTAATGAATTAAGAATGGCTCAAGACATGCAGGCTTTATCTAAAGCAGAAAAAGCAAATGTTTCATGGGCAAATTATAAAGGTGCTAATGGTATTATAGAAGGGTCACAACTTGATCAAGCTAATACAGAACAACTTTCAAGAACTGAACAATTTAAAGCAGCTTTAGAAGCTAAAAAAAGAATTAGAGAAGAAGCAGCATTACCTAGTAAGACGCTGGGTAATACTTTGAATAAAGCATATAGTATGCTAATGCAGAATAATATCATGGCTGACATGAGAGAGTCTGCACAAGCATGGAGCGCAAGAGATTATGAGTATGAAATGCGTGAAAATAAATATGCTCTTCAAGACAAACAATTTAAAATGGACATGAGTAAGATTAGAGCTAATGCATCAAATGCTCTTAATCTAGAAAAAGTTAAACAAAAAAATAGAGTTGATCTTAAACTATTAGAAAATGAATTAGAAGGATCTAGATCAAATAGCCCACTTGGGGATGCTGTGTCAAGTGCTTATACTACCCTTGGGGATGGAAATACAATTGATTTAGCAACTGATAAAAAAAATAAGATTACCGAAAATCCTGATATGATTCAAAGAACCAAGGATCAGTTTACTGAAGCAGATGGTAAATTAGCAGCAACTCAGGTTAATGATATTGTTAATATGATGTCATTAATGAATCCTAGAGGTGACAACTCAAGCCAAGATCAAACGTATGGTATTCAAGTAACTGGAGAGAATGGTGAGTTAAAAGAATTTAGAGGGTCAATAGAACAGATAAAAACAAAACTATTAGAGCAATCTACAAATGATGAAGGTGTCTCTACAGGTTATAAAAACAGAGATTTAATAGCTAAAATATATTCTGATAAGAATACAGAGTTTACTAACACAAGACAACAAGCATTAGATAATCCAAATATGGTATTATCAAGAGACCAAAGAACTTCTTATGATCAGCTCTATGAAAAGATGAATGGTATAAATGGTACTAACACTCAAGTAAAAGGTGTAGAGCAATTTGTACAAACAGCATATAATAAATTTGAGGAAGCTAATAATGTTACAACTGCTAGTGTAAAAAAAGAAGAGAAGCATGTTAGAAACTTAATGGACAATGGTAATTTCCCAAATATTTTTAAAGACGGTATACCTTTAAATAAAGAAGAATACATTAACATGGTAAAGGAAGGTATTAAAGATGGTAAAATTACTAATGTTAATTTAGATTGGAAAGTAGATACTGGAACTAATAATAAAGATTATATGATTCAAGCTACAGAGACAGAATATACTGAAAACTATGCAACCACAGTATACTTAAGAAATCCAGACGGTTCTCCGAAAATGATTCTTGATGAGAAAGCAGTTAATGATGAAGCAGGAATGGTTTATGACGCACTTAAAAAAGGATTAAACAAAAGACTTACTGGTCAACAAGATTCTAATGTTAATTCAGGAGATTTTAATTCTGCTAGATATGGAATCAACGGGAGCTTTACAGATGTAGTCAGTAATCCTACGTACAACTATTCTATTAATCCTTTAGTAAACAATCCTGACAATGAACAGGAAATGGCTAATATGATTAATCAAGTTAAATCTTTACAAGCTACCAACACACCTTATGGATTAGGAGTTGGAAGGTTAAATAAAGACTCAGAGTTGTTAAGCAAAAATGCTTTAGCATCAAAGGTTTATAATTTATGGTTAGAAGATTTAAATACTTGGATTAATAATCCTAAAAGATCTAACACAGATGCAATAGCACCTATTGGTGTTTTAGCATATATGCCAGTCTATGATAAAGCAAATGTAGGAGATAAAACTCATGCAGGTTATGAACTTAAGTTTAGTCAAGAGTGGCTTGCATCAAAAGTTAAAGGACCAAAAGATGCAGAGTATGGTGCATTAACTAAAGAAGATTTAAAAAAATTAAAAGGTGTAGGTGAAAATAATAATGACAGTGGTATATTTTTAGTTTTTGATCAGAGTCAAGATTTAAATGTTAAAGCAAAAAAGAATGATTATTATTCTTCAACAGAAATAGATATTCTTGGTGGTGATGATAGCAACTATCATGATTATTCAGTACCTAATGATAATGGTATAACTAATACAGCTGACTATAGAGTTATTAAAAATGGGACTGGAAATTACATGCTTGATTATTCAGTTAATTATTATAATCCTTATGATCCAAATGCTGAAAATTATAGTGAATATACAACTGACACAGGCACAGTTCAAATGGATTTTAGAAATGGCTTAATGGGAATTGATCAACAGATGATAAATCTGCAAGCTCAGTATCAAGAAATTAGAAGAAATAACCAGGCCTTAAGAGAAAAAGATCAGGCTATTTACGGTAAAAAATAAATCATAAGTAAATGGAAAACGAATCAAAAACACCATTACAAGAACTCAACCAAGCATCTTTAAGACCTGCCCCAAGTGTAATACCTGACGGGCAGTTCCGCTTTGAGCCTATTGAAGAGTTGTTTGAAACCCCAGAGGAAAAGTTTAATGATTATGCTATGAGTGGTAATTTAGCTGCTGATGATATATCTGGAGTTAATTTAGTGAAGTCTGATATAGATAAATATGGTATTGGAGCTATGGCTAGTTTGGGTATAGCTGATCCTGGTACTGCTACTGATACATATAATCCAATAAAACAAAATAGACCTGATAGTAATGAGAATACCTTTTCAATGACGAAGAGGTTACTAACTTTAGATGACACACCTGTGTCAGAGAAAAAGGTTGCCCCTGCATTTTCAGGCATGAGGCAAACTCAATTTATGAGGTATTACGAACATCCTGAATTTAATAACTTAGGATATTCTCCATATGCAAATATGGAAAACTACTATAATGAAAACTCAACTATTTATGATGACATGGCTAGGATGAGAGGAAACTGGTGGTCATTAGTTGGTACTGGTCTTGATTCTGTATATGGATCTATGTTTAGTGGAGGAGATTTTTTAGAACCTGATCTTGAATCTGCTACTGCATTTGAAGACAAGATGGGAATCATGAGTTCTACAAGAGGTGGTTTTGGAGGCTTTGTAAATAACCTAGCAGCTAACTCTGCTTACACGGGAGGTATACTTATTTCTATAGCAGCTGAAGAATTGATATTAGCTGGAGTAACTGCTTTGTCTGGAGGTACAGCAGCACCAGTTACTATTGCTAAGACAGGTGCAAATGTTGTTAAAGGTGCTAAAGCAATTTTTAGCTTTACTAAAATGTTTGAAAAAACAAGAAAGATATTATCAAAAGCTAAAGAGATTGAAACTGCTAGAGATTTTTGGGTTGCCGCTAATGGTGGTAGAAAGATGGTTGCTGGTGCATTAAAAAAAGGATTTACCCCAAACACTTATAAAGCATTTAAAGAAATAAAGACTGCAAAAAATGCAGGTCAAAATATGTCTAATCTTGCCAAAATGAATTTAAAGTTTGGTGGATTTTATAGAGATATGAGAGCTGTTAATTTAGCTGCGTCAGAGGCTAAGCTTGAAGCAGGTATGGCATACAACCAAGTCTTGAAGAATGGTATGAATAATTATTCTGCTGCTAATGGAGGCAAGAGTGTTGATGAATATGAAATGTCAAGAATTAGTAATGCGGCTAATAAAGCAGCATTTAAAACTATGATTGCTAATGCTCCTTTAATATATGCAAGCAACTGGCTTGTTCTTGGTAATGCATTAGGTGGATTTCAAAGAGGTGTTCAAAATACATTAGGTTCTGCTTTTGGAAAAGGCATTACTAAAAATGTAATTAATACAGCAGGTAAAAAAGTTGTTGATGCTGCGGGTAAAGTAATTAAAAATCCTTTTAAATATTTAGGAGGAAAAGAAGCAGGGTTCTTAGGACTCAAAAGATTAGGTGCAAAAATTAAAGCTGCTGGTGGTTGGAAAAGTGTGGCTGGTAGTGGTAGTATAGTTATGTTAGATTACTTTGCTGCAAATGTTGCAGAAGGTATACAAGAAGTTTCTCAAGAAGCAATTTCTGCAGCAACTGTTGGATACTATACAGAAATACTACAGAACCCAGCACAAGGTGGAGTTGCTTTGCAAAATCAAATGATACTATCAGCAATGGGAGATCAGTTTTCTTCTGAAGGTGCTGGTGTATTTATGTCTGGTTTTTTAATGGGTGGTCTTGTACAACCTGTTCAATCAGTTTTTATGCAAGGTGTACCTTCTGTATTTAAGTATGGATTACAGGAAGCAGGTATAGGTCTAGCCACAAAGAAACAAAAGGAAACCTACGCTGAGTTTAGAAAAACAAAGGACGAGATGATAGAGAGAATTGTTGACTCCTATAATAAATCTTGGAATAGTCAGGCTATAGATCCTTCTGAACTTTTTGATGTAAATAGATTAAACTTCATGGTTCAGAAAGAGATGGCTGAAAAAATGAAAGATAGTACTTACAGACAAGATTTCTTTGGATTTAAAGATGCAGCAGATAATGCTAAGTTTCAGCAGTTCTATACTATGTTTGAAACTAATGGTACACAAAACTTTAGAAATCAACTACAAGGATTTTTAGAAATGTCTGATACTGAAATGATTGAGGCCTTTCCTGGAGTATCTAAGAAAGATCAAAAAGATGGTAAGTTAAGACAACGTATAAATGACACTATTATCCAGATGGATAAAATGGAAGAGAATTATAATAAACTTAAAGATAAATTTATTAATCCATTTGATGAAACAAAATATAACCGCAAGACACAAGAGAAAGAATACATTAATGAGTTAGTAAATAGAGCAGGGTATGATCATGCACGTTATTTATATATGTTTACTAATCAAGGATTCATGTCTGCTGTAGAAAGAGCAGATGGAATATACAGTAAACTTCAAGCAGAACCATTATTTCAAAAAATGGCTGCTAGTGATATTACTACTTTGCTTGACCCAGCATCAATAGAAAGAGAGATAATTATTCTTGAACAAGAAATTGAAGCCTTTGAAGGAACCCCAGAAGGAGCAGCAACAGCAGCATCACCTAAAAAGGAAAAAATAAATAGACTTAAAGCTATTCAAAAGATTGTTAATGATCCTAAAAATAGATTTAAGAACGGAACATTTAAAAGAAACAAGGCACTTAAAGACAGTTTAAGGTCAGAGTTTAAAAACTATGTAAGATTCCTAGCAAAGAATGAAGGTTCTTTTATTAATGAAGATAATATTGATTCTGCATTAACTGATATTGTAGACTACTATGCTTTAAACAATAGAGCTAAGGTGTATGATAAGGCAATTGAGTTCATGAATAACCCTGAGAAATTTGCTGAAATGGTAGCTAGATCTCAAGCTCTATCTAAAAATAGATTAGATGGCAGAATTAAAGAAACAAAAGCTGCATTAGAAAAATACACAGATATTATTTTAGCAAATCAATTAGTAAATGATTTAACTAAAGATCCAATTGGAGCTTATGCTGATGAAGGGCAAATGGCATTGTTTTTACAAACAGGAGATTCACGCTTTTTAATAAACTTCTATGATGAAAATGGAGAGATAATTGAAGGTGTTCATGATGTTAAGTATAAAATGATACAAAGACTTATTGAGGTATATAACTCTACTAGGTCTGATCAAACAACTGAAAAGGATTTAACAGAAGATCAAAAAGAAGATGCTAAAGTTAATGATGTAGAAAATCAAAAGTCTGATATTGAAATGATGCTTGAGAATGCAGGTATTGAATTATCTGTTGATACAATAACTATAAGCCCATATCTAGATGAGGTCTTAAGAAACGCATATAGAAAGTATAAAGCAAGAATGGCTGCCTCTGGTAAGCCCAGCTTATCTGCACAAGAATGGAAAAGTACTGCTGAGGCATTAGATTTAAAAAATGTTTTTAATGCTATTAAACAAGTATGGGCAGCTGGTGCAATGACACAAAACCCTGCTGGAGAAACTTTATTTACAAGTCCTATAGAGCAATCACTTGTTGACTCTGATACAGGATTTAAAGAATTTTTATCTACACCTAAACAGCAATTGTTAGCAGAGAACCCATTAATTACTTCAATATTAAATCAAACAACTATTACACTAGATGATATATTTGAGCAACCAAACGTTGCTGATAATACAGAAGTAGCTGGAGGAGTAGATCCTGTTGGTGAAGGTGTAGTTGCTGATCTATATAAACGAGAAGTAAAAACATCCGGAGAAGAAACAATTATAATCTATGAGTTACTTGATAAAAAAGGAAATAAATTATCTCCTGAAATATTAGATTTTGTAGATGAACAATTTGATTCATTAAGAGGAACATTTAATGAGTCTCAGGCTACTGAAGCATATGAAGCTTTAAAAGCTATTGATTCACAAGCACCAGATTCAACACCGTTTGAGTTTGATGGTGTTGACGGTTTGTTTTATGGAATGACTATTTACAAAGGAAGTGAAAAGTATATTATAATTCAAAAGCCTAACAAATCAAAAACATTTGGTAAGAATCAAAAGCTTAGAGTAATTAAAGCATCTAATAATGTAGGACCAATATCTGAAAGAAAATTTGAGTACATAAAACAAGGTGAGTTTTCAAATGTATTTACTCAAGAAGAAATAACAATGGATGTATTGGATGACACTGTTAGTAAATTAGATGTCAACTCATTACTTAGTCCTTATGCACATGCAAATAGAGCAGATACAAAAGGTATGTCTGAAGATGCAATAGCATCAATGATGACATCACAAAATGCTGAAGGTAAGGAAAGATTAAAAATTATATTAAAGGAATTAACTACTGAGGAAAGAGAACAGTTAGAATTTGTTGTATATGCAAATCCTAGCCCAACAACTGTAAATGATTATGTTATACGTAATATGTCAGGTGTTGAATATAAATCAGCTAATCCTCTTATAAAAAGATATTCTAGTGAATATGTTATTGGTATTAGAATAAACAATACAGTAACTCAAGAAAGAATAAATGCAAAATTAATTGAACAGAAGGTTGATCCAAGTGATTCACCAGATGGAATTTTTGCATATATGAATAATGCTTCATTCTTAATTAAAGATCAATTGACAGGAGCTGATGTAGATCCTAGAACAATGAACTTAAGACAAGCTCAAAATGTAATGTATAGTGCGTTTGGAAAAACCATTACTACAGAAGAGCAGTTAAAAGAAATACAAAAAGCATTTATTCTAAATTCTATAATTACTACAACATTTAACAATCTTGGTGTAGATGGAGAGAAGCAATTCTTTGGTATTAATGATCTACCTTTTAATATTGATTTAAATCAGAAAGGTGGTAGAACAGTATATAGCAATGGTAATCCTGTGTTTATAGAAGCTCTTGACTATCAATATGCTGATGAAAATAATAACTACTTTGTGTTTGATTTAAAGTATGACAAAGGAGTTGGTGGAAGAATATATAACTATAGTTCAACTGCAGAGGATAGTGTTGCTTTAGAAAAACAAATTCTCCTTCAATTAGAAAAGCAAGGTATTAATAAAGATACTATGCTAGCTGGTAAAGACAGATATTTAGCTGCAGTAAAGTTACCCAATGGGCAGTATAGATTGGTTAATCTTAAAGCTGTATCATATACAAAAATAGAACGTGATGCACTTTTTGTTGAAATAATTGACAAGTCCAAAGAGATTCAAAAGATTAAAGATGCTGCCAAAAGACAAGCTGCAGCATTTAAATATAATGAGGAACTGCAAGAAAAACTTTTCCTAAGTAGTGCACGAGGGAATCAAATTGAATTAAACATTGGTGAAGACGGTAGCATATACTTATCACTTGACAGAACTGTTGGAGAAGAAAATGAAAAGATTGCTAATGAAGGAATTGATACCGATGTAGTTAATTCAGATACAGATGCTGTTAAGATTATAGAAGGTTTATTTACTAAGTATAATAGTAATGAGGCAGTAAATGATTATGATGCAAAAATAAGAGATAAGAATATAAGAAAGTCTTTTCCAACTGGAGCTCCTACTCAAGATATTATTGATAAGAGTACAACTGAGGTTGCTATACAGGTTGCAACGGACAATTCATTAGTGCTTTCTGCTGAGGCAGATGCAATAAATGCACAGAGAGCTGTTGCATTTGCTAGCATTAAACCTAAAAATGAAGACAGAAGAGTTGAAGATGAGGCAGCTTTACCTGAGATAGCAGAAGAAGCTGAGGATAGTACTGCAGACATGTCAGATGATGAGATACAAAAAAGGGTTGATAATGACTTTAATAGTAATCCATTAGGCATTGAGCATATAATCAATAAGGAACTTAGAGGTGAAGAACTTAATGATGCAGAAAAGAAAATGATGAATAACCCTGTTATTGCTAACGGGGTAAACATACGTGTTAGTTTAGCAGGTGGTAGAGGAAGTCTAGTACCTGAAGGAAAAACAAAAGAAACCTCATTAGATAAAGAAAAAGCAAAACTAAAAGCACTTAGAGATAAATTAATAGAAGGTAAAAAAGGTGTAGATAAAATTGATGCTTTAGATAAAAGTCCTGAGTATCAAAAACAATTAGCATTAGTAAAGAAGCTTTCTAAAACAGCAAACAAATTAGTTGAAGCAACTACAGAAACAGAAAGAATAGAAGACTATAATGAATTTCTTGACTGGGCTAATGAATCATTACCATCTATAATTGGTATTGAAGATATTTTAACATTGGCTGATAACGGTATTAGCAAAGGCTACAAAAGAGTTGGTGCATTTGTATTAGATATCCATCAAGTAGCTGGGGGTGTCAGTGTAAACGGAACTGTTTATGTTGGGGCAAACAATCCATTTAAATATCATGAGGCTTTTCATGGTGTGTTTAGAATGTTACTTACACAAGAACAAATAGATAGATACAGAAAGTTTGCTAAGATAGAACTAAAAGCAAAATATGGCTCTCAATATAAAACAGAGCTAGAAAAATTTAGAACTTCTGCTAAGCAATATGAAGACATGTCTGATCTTGAATTAGAAAATGAATTTGCAGAAGAATACATGGCAGATGAATTTGAAGCATTTAAAAAAGATCCTAGAAGTTCAAAAACCAATACAGAAATAAAATCATTTTTTACTAAGATAATAGAATGGATTAAAGGTGTGCTAGGTAAATACACATCTAATGAACTTCTAACATTATATGAAAATATTGATGCTGGTAAGTTTAAGAGTGCAACATTACAACAAAATGAATTTACTTCTTTAGCAGGAATAACTGTTGCTAATGCTTTAGTAAGACATGATGTAGTATCTAAAGATGAAGATGTATCAGGTTTCTTATATTTAGATTCTGATGTAGTAGATCCTTTAATTAGATCTATGGCAGGTATGTTTATAACTAAGGTTAATAAAATAGAAGAAGCAACTTATAATCCTAATGATGTTTATAATGACTTGTCTAGAGACTTTAGAGTCTTATTAGATCCAGATGACCCAAGCAATAAAATCTTAGGGCCTGGTAAAGTTAAACAACTTCAAGAATTAGAAGATGCATTTACTAATTACCCAGAAGATATTAAGAAAGAAGTTTTTGGTTTAATTAATATTATATCAGATCAAGATTCACAAAATGAATTAAATTCAGAAATTGAAGAGGACGGAACAGGAGTAAGAAAAGCAGATGAATTTGATAAAGATGCATCTGAGATAGGTGGATTTAATTCATTGGCTCAGAAGGTGAGAGCATATATTGCTACAACAACAATGGTAGGTGTTGACTTTTTTGGTAAGACTGAATTAAAAGATGGTGTGCCTTTGATTGTACCTGTCAAATTTAATGAAGCATATAACGGATTATTAAAAGCTGTTTCAAACATAAGTGATCCTATAGTAATGCTAAGAAGGATGTATACATATTCAAGGTTAAATCCTAATATGTCTTCTGTAGTTGATAAGCTATTTAATGATGCAAACTTAGACCTTGATACCTTGGCTTCTGATACACCATTTATAAATGTATCTAATCCAAACCTATTACAATCAATGCTTAAAGGTTTTGAAAACTATAAGGTAGATTATTTATTCAATGAAAGAGATGGTGCAGGAAACATACTAATATACACCGCATCTGAAAGAGATGATATAAATGCTCAACTAGACGAATGGTCTCAAGCATATATATTTAAAAGAAAACAAATGAACCTTGATGCTTCAGGTAGCAGGATAGAGGATTTACTTGGTCTGGTTAAGAACATGGAGAATATACTTGGATCAAAAACCAAGAACAAATCAAACGAAGCAACTCAAAAACTTGCAGTAGAGCATTCAGAAAAATTATTTGAATTAACTGGGATAAGATTAAGTCCAATGTTTCTTAACTACAGTTACGTTAAAACATTTGACTACAGTAAACTAGATGCTGAGCAAAAGATATTATATAACTCATATTCTATAGAGCCAATATCAGAACAGTTCTTAGTTACTTTGTATGATCTTATGTATAAGGATTCTAATATATTTTCTAAGAAGTCTGATGGTATGGCTTCTAGACTTACCTATATCAGTTTAAGTAACGCTGCGCTTGATGAGTCTATTGGAGCATCTTCTTTTATTAATCCTAATGGAGATTTGGTTTATGGACATCAACTACCAACTTATCATTTAAAAGCGGTAGCACAATTAAACAACTCAAATATATTAGATAAATTTTCTGCTGATAAATATTTAGATAGAAATTATTTATTAAATAATGTAGCATTTCTAAATTTATCTGATCAAGGTAGAATTAAAGTAACTAGAATAGCAGGTAGTAAAATAAAATCTGTTGTTTCTACTGATCTAAACAATGATGCTCAAGAAGATATATTAAATACATCTTTGAATGATAGTAGATCTACACAAAGCTTTGGTGAGTTTACTCCTCAAGAGTTTGCTGTATCTTTAATTAATAATTACGTTGCTAACTTTAACAGAAGAAGTGGTAAGAATGATATGGTAGATGGTGTTGGACAAATACCTACAGCAACAGCACCTGTATTCTTACGAGTTATGGAAGCTGCTAATACAGGAGACTTAGTTAGTCTGCCTATAATTAAAGCGGTAACAATGAAAGGTGATAATGTTGAATTAACACCTCAACTTGTAAATGCATTTATAAATAGAATAGCATCAGAGTTTGAAAGAATAAACAGAGAAGCTATAGCCTTTGAAGAATTTGGAGATAATATTGCAGGTTATAATGATTCTATGCAAGGCAGAGCATTTAGTTTTGTAAACACAGGTTTGTTATTAGATCCTCTTACTCAGCAAACATTAGCTAATGTAGCTATCACAGCAGGTAAGGCTAAACAAGAAATGACATTTGAACAAGGAGTTAAGTTAGCATTGGGTATATCTACTTCAGGTATAAGAGCCGAAGTGGAAAATGGATTAAATGAAGCATTTGCAGGATTTGATGCAATGCTTAATAAACTTCAAGTAAAGAATAATTTATCTACTCAAGTTAGACAAGGATTAACAATAGGTGAAGGGGTGGCTAGAACTATGGTTGATATAGCCGGTTCTCAGTTAAACTTAAATACTAATGAATCACATAACTTACAACAGATATTTTTTAATAACTGGATTAACGCAGCATCAATTAATGATCTTTTATTAGGAGATCAAGCAGTCTCTTTACAAAGTATGATTGATAAAGTTAAAAGAGCTAAGCTAAATAATTCTGCATATTACAGTGCATCTAGTTTACTTGTTGCACCTGAACTTGGAATTACTCATGCTAGTACAAACTTTGACATGTATGCTTTTGATGAGATTCAAGAGGTATCTTCTTTAACAGGAAATAATATTGATAGTGCAGATGCGCAAGCATACATAACAACTAAAGGTTCAAGGTATGCAACCTTTGCTTTTGGTAGACTGAGTCCATCTATGGCTGGCATGTATGATACATTAGATAGAGGAGAAGCTCCAACGAGTGATGATGTTTTTGGTACTAGTGAAAACCCAATTGGTTTTGCTAAAAAACAAGATTTAATAAACTCTAAGAAATATGTTTATATGGATGGTAAGACTGCCATCAAAATGTCTGTTACTGTTTTAACTAAAGAGTACACGTCTAATTATAATGCTGCATTGGGCAAGTGGGAAGCTAAACCTACAATGAAACAACTTCATTATTTGCGTGAGCAGATGGAGGCCAATGAAGATGCAAATAATAATTTTGCTATGGCGGCTCCATTATCTGCTGTAAAGATGATGAAGAGTAACATAAACAAATTGAATGATGACTTTAGTGGTTTTGACACAAGTCAAAATTTAACATCTACTAATTTAAGAACTGAGTATTTAGGTTTACAAGTTGTTCAACCATCTAATAAGATGGAGATAACTGACATGACTCAGATTAAAGATATAATTACATCTGAACAAGATGACCTTGTTGAAATTCCTGGAATGGGTTTAAATGAAAAGGGTCAGGTAATGAGAGTTGGAGATGTCAGAAGATTATATAATGAAGCTATATCAAAAAGGGTTACATTAAAATATAAAAACAAAAGAAATTTAATATTTACTTTTGACACTGCATTAGATGAATTTAAATTATCTAAAAAGAAAGGTGCTATAACTCCAAATCTTGCAGCATTTTTAAATTATGCACAGGGTTCTCTAAAAGCATCTGGCTCAGCATCAAACTTGTTAGAGTTTTTTGCAACTGAAGGTGGAGAGCAAAAGTATAATCTTAACAATCCTTTTACAGCTAAAAAATATGAGCAATTGTTTCTTTCATATTTTAGTAAAGGAACACTAAGAGAGAAAATCCCTGGTACTTCTTTAGCTTTAGTATCATCATTTGGTACTAGATACTATAGAATGGTATATGAAGTTAAGAACGGTATACCTGTAAGATCAGAAATAATAAGACAGACACAATGGAAAGGTGGAGATGCAGTTGAAACTATGCCTGGTGATGGAGTATATCCAAATGGACAAGTTGTTATAGATGTATTGAGAACAGGTCTTATGGATTACACAGATCCTACTGATCCATCTACATCAACAGGTGAAAGGTATAGTGAGGTTGTTATGCCAGCTATGGATAAAAACGTAATGGATTTAATAGCCAACACTGATGCTAAAATACCTGATGCTATATCTAAAATGTTTGGTGTACGTATACCAACACAAGATAAACACTCAGCGGTAAATATGAAAGTTGTTGATTTCATGCCTGCATACTATGGTTCATCTGCTATATTCCCTAAAGAATTAGTTGAGGTATCAGGAGCAGATTTTGATATAGATAAAGTGTATGCTAAAATTAAAGAGTACTATTTAGATAGCAAAAATAACTTTGTTGCTTATGGTAAAGGAGATCCATATACTGAATATGTATTGAATATAAATAAACTAACTGCCAAAGAAGGTACTACGTATAATTCTGCAGCTAAATTATTTAATAATGATGAGATAGCAATTAGATTGGAGAATTCATTAACACCTTCAGAAATGAACAGACTGACTGATCCAGATGGTGCTAACCGATTTACTGAAGATTCTTTAAGAGCAGCATTAGTTCTGGGTCTTCCATCAACTAAAGCTAAGTTTGATAAGTATGTTAAGAAACATGGTACACCAAATGAAGCTATATTAAACAATGATATTTTAGATTACAATTATGCTCTTGCAGGTAACACAGGAATGACTGGAACTGAATTGAGCATGCAAGAAAACAAAAGTGATTTGCCTATTGCATACCAAGCAGCAGACATAGAAGTATTAAAAACTGCGTTTGATGAGCTTGTTAATAATGAGAATATACAACTGTTTAAAGACAGACAAGATTCACCTATAGATATAGATACATTGACGGGTATGATACAATCATTTGAGGCAAACAAGGGCTCTGCAATTGGAGCAGTTGTTTTACCAAATGCATATTTGAATTTACTTACTGAATACAAAATTGAATTATTTAAAGAAGTTAGAATAGGAAATAATAAATATCCTGGGTTTGGAGGTAAGTTAATAAACGGTGAGAGAAAGCAAGATATAATATCTTCTTTAGTTACAATGGAAACAGATAATGCTAAAGAAAGATTTATTGCCAAGTTGGGATTAAACAGACATGCTGTAGGTATGGCTGCTAATATGACATCATTAGGAATACCTTTAAAAACAACTCTTCTTTTATTGAACTCTGCAGAAGTAAGAGATCTATATAATCTTTCTATGAACAAAAAGGATAAGATGGATCCGGGGTTAGATGATTTATTAGAAAGAAGAATTGGTTCATTAGATGCTAATATAAAAGCTGAGGCAGATAGAACAGGCAAGAAAACTAAATTTGTTAGTGTAACTGATGAATTATTAGAAAGTGCTGTAGATAGTACAGCTGCACTGTCTGATAACCAAAGAATTCAAATCTTATATTTATTTAATAGAATTAATAAAATAAAAAAATGGTCAGCAAAAATGAGACCTGCAGTTACTTTATCTCAAGGGTTACCTAAAGATGTTCCTACAATTAAGAAAAATATAAAAGATCTTCAAGATTTATTTGGGCCTTTTGCTCAAGCAGATGTGAATGCTATTTTTAAAAGTAAAACTTGGCAGAGTAATAACCTTAAAATATTTTCTCAAATTTATCAAGAGCTATTACCAAACACTCTTTTAACAATGTCTCCAGAATTTGGTAAGATGTTAGATCCTGTATTAGAAAATTTAGATACTGATAGTGATGGATTTACATTTGAGTCTCAAGCACAAGTAGAACAAGATTTGCTTTCCTATCTTACAATTAAAAGTTACCAGCATTTATTAAACAATAGTTCAAGTAATGCTGCACCCGTAACAAATAATTTAATTTATCCAGGACCAATTAATACAACAGATTTATCTATTGTAAAAATGATTAGAGATGAAAAATTAAGAAGGTCAGAAAACAATGAAGAATCAAATTTCTTTTTAGATTCATTTGTTGGTACAGAATATGCAAATGACCAAGGGAATAATACAGGTTTAAACATAGCTACTTCAAATACATGGAGAAGATTGAATGCAGCAAATATGATTGACCTGCAAACATCTTTTGCTAAACTATACGGAGGGCTTGAAACAAGAGATTTAGCAGTATCCATTCTACATTACATGATGATAAAAGATGGATTACAATTAAAGTATGGTAGTTTAATGAAAGCAATGAGTCCTTTTGTTATTGAAAAGTATCTTAACAATGTAAATACAGTTGAGCTAGCATTAAAACAAGTTGTTCCTTATGAAAAAGCATTTGGTTTAAGTTATGAAGATTTGGCAAATGAATTTAAAGAAGGTTATTTACAATCTAATCCAGTAGGTCCATTGCTTAATAACTATGAAGTAGGTGACCTTAGAAATGGAACAGGTATATTAAACATAATTGAAGATTTTGATGCAGTCAAAAATGAATTTGTAATTATGGATGGTGCTTATGGAGAAGCTAAAACACCAAAAGATTATGTTAGGTTAGCTATACCAGGGAAAGTAGTTAGCTATAGATTATTTAAACTAGACAATTTAAATGAGAAAACAGCAACATATAAAGAAGTTGCATCAATGGGATCTAATCAACAGTTTGCAGCTGGTTTTGTTGGTGGACCAAGATTAACTTACAAACAAACAAGGAGTACTAAAACTAATAATGATGTTGCAGGTGTTGCACCATCTGCACCAGCACAACAAACTAGTGAGTCAGCTGGTGCAAGTGTTGGTACTGATGCTAAAGCTACACAAGAAAAACAAGATGTGTTAAGAACTCCAGGAGCAATTGTTGAAGTCACAAACAAAAGTGTTGTTGTAAAAGAAGATCCTGATGCACCTGCAGTTAATATAGCTGACCCAGCAAAAGCACTAGAAGCCTTGTCTAAGTTAACTGCAAGTGGTACCTTTGACGAAGCAGCTAATGCCAATATTGAAAACAATTCTCAGCAGTTAGATGCTCCAACTGATGAACAACAAAGTGAAGCTGATATTTTAAAAGAAGATCTTAAACAATCAGAAGAAGTTGCTGAAGCTGAAAAATTAGAAGATTGGTGGGAAGCTAATGTATCAGGTAATACAGAAGCAGAAAATAAAATGAAAGAGCAAGGTATGGCATCATTGGAAGATGCACTACTTATATATGGTGATTTATTTTCACAAACCACGTTGGGAGAACAAGAATTAATAGAAAGACTTAAATGTTTTTTATAATAAAAAAATAAGAGATGGCTAAATGTTATAATAGAAATGATGCTGCATATCTAGCATTAAAAGATATTTATAAAACTGATCTAAAAACTTCTCAGGTAATTAGTAATTGGCAAGAAGCAAATGATTCTGACATTTTTCCAAGTGCTGTACAGGCTAAGTCAATGGTTTCTGATCAAGAGATTGTTTTTAGTTTAAAGCAAAAAGAATTTGGTCAAGCAGTTTTAGATAATGTAAGACGTGAAAAAATAGGTAGCAGGCTAGCTGGTCAATTTTTAATTAATAACTCTAATCCTGAGACATTATTATATGATGAATCCTTTCTTGAAAATAATCTGAAAAGGTTCTATAGATATTTAGAAATAAATAATATAGATGAATCATCATTTAAAGTAACAAGAACAAATCAAAGCTATAAGATTGAACCAATCAATAGTGCATTTGGTAGAAGAGACATTTTAGAAAAGTCAAGATCATGGGATACTAATAGATCAAGAGCTGTAGTAATGCATCTTAAAAGAATGTTTCCACAGGTAAATGTAAAAATGTTATCTGTAGCAGAAGCTAGAATATTACATGAATCCCTACCAAAGTATAATAAAAAAGATGTTGGTTTTGACAACGTAAAATCTTTCTATTACAATGGCACAGCATATCTGATTAAAGGTAGAGTAACTGATGAAATAGCAATTGAAGAAATGTTGCATCCTTTTATAGATGCAATAAAAATGGAAAATGAAGAACTGTTTAATAATTTATTAGATGAAGCAGTAACTAACTTTCCTGAATTATCTGAGGAAATTAAAGATGCATACAATAATCAATCTAGAAACTTCAGTGAAACTGAAAGGGACTTAGAAATTGTAACGCAAGCTTTAGCCAGACACTTCAAAAAAGAATATGAGACAACTCCTACCAAAGGATTTTTAGATAAGATTGCTGAATTATTAGAATGGTTTAAAAGTGTTATAGAAAATTTAAGTGAATACTTAACAGGTAAACAATTACCAGTATCAGCAATTAAAGCTACTACATCTATGAGTGATATAGCTAAGTTATTGAATACAGAAGGTATACAGTTTAAATTAGAGAAGAGAGTCAACGGTAATGTAAGGTATAACTTAACTAAGCAAAAGGCTAAAGAATTAAAGGCTGCAAGAGCTGAAGCCAATAATGTACAAAAGCCAATATTAGATCAACTATATAATCTTGCTCAACTTGCAGATCAAGAAATACATCAATTTTCTGTATCTGAAAAGAATGCTGCAGCTGGTGATACACTTGTGGTTTTGAATGAGGAAGATCATGTATACTATAATCCTAATAAAACTAAAGATATATACACCTCAGCTACAACAGCTATTAAAGGAACATTACCTGAAGATAAACAAATAGCACATAAGATTAATTTGGATATTGGTAATGAAATAGATACTCTTTTAGAAGGTGTTATTGGTGGTTTATCATTTGATGCATCATTTAAAAATTTAACAACTGACAATGTATCCAAAGAAAAAGCAAAAGAAGTTTTTGATACGTTGGATACTATAATACAAAACTTTAAAGATCAAGGGTCTATTGTTTTATCACAAGTAGTATTGTTTGATGAAGCAACAAAGATAGCCGGTATGGCTGATATATTTATTATAGATGAATATGGGAGAGTGCAAATTCTAGATTTAAAAACAAGTAAGAACAATCTAGATGATGTAAATGATGATGGCATTAGAAAATATAAAGTTAAATATCCTTTAGCAGCTGATAGTAAACTTATACAATATGGTGTCACAGAACTAAATACAGAAGCTCAACATAATTTACAAGTTGCTTTGTATAGAAGAATGATTGAGAACATGGGCTATGAGGTATCTTATCATGAATGGTCTATGGCAACTATTCACTTTAATGTTGGAATAGAAGGTTACGGAGTTGATCAGGTTTTTAACGGTGAAGTAAACTATGACAGAATATATGCACACCCTATCTCAACTCAATTAGATAAGGTAAACAAGTTAATACCCATATCTAAAAACTCTGCTAAACAAGAATCATTGTCCAAAAAGCAACGTGATGCTTATAATAAAATTTGGAATGGTAAAGATCAAACAACTGAAACCACAGAGCAAGATAAAACTGATGCAGAAAATTTTACTGAATATAATATTGCTGCTGGTTTACTAGAAGACTACATGGGTAAGCTTATTGCTAAAAGAGATTTAATCCCTTTAGTAAAGAATAGTATTTATATCCAGTCTACTCAGAAAAAAGAGATTGATCAAATTTCAAAAACTATAGCATACATTGCAATAGCCTTATCTGAAGATGCGGGTCAACAGTCTGTTGTTTTATCTGAGGTATTACAAGATGCTCTAGCACAAATAAAAGAGTTTAGATCTTTTATGGAAGATCCTAACAATATAACAAAGCCAGAATATTTATCATATGCACTACACTTTGAAAAATATCTAGAAACATTTAAAGGTCTTTATGAATTGACAGATCTGGTTGGGTTAAACAACACACAGAAAAATTTAATTTTATCTTTACAAACACAACTAAATGCATTAAGAGGATCCAAGGGAAGTAGAGGTATAGTTGATGATGCGTTATATGATTACGTACAAGAGCAAGTAAGAACAAAGTCTAGTAATAACTACGGAGGAGAAGGAAGTTACTTTACCAAAGAAGATTTAGACTTAGTAATGGAGTTTGCACAAGATATAGATGGTGTTGAATACCAAACTAGAGATATGGATACTTCAGGTGATGTAATGTTATCTGTTATGGCTAAAATAAGAAAGATACAAACTCAGAAACTTTTAGATAAGGTTGCTCAAAGAGAAGACATAATTAGAAGTCTTGCTCAAAAACTTGTCAAGCTTAATCCAGGGGTACCTTTAAATGAGCTCTATGACTTTATGTTAGAGTTTGTTGATGTTGACGGAGTTAAAACCTTTAGTGGTAATTATGTAACAGCAATAGGTAATAAATATAATATAAAGCAAGATCAACTAAGATCTGTATTGAGTGATAATGAGGGTACTTGGTATCAATATAGACCGGTATTTAATTTAGATGATGCAATGAAGACACCTCAAGGTAGAGCAGATTTAAAGTATAATCAAGACCTAGCAGATAAAAAAGCAGCATACAGTCAGTTCTTTAGAGCAGAAGCAAAAGATGATGAAGGTAGGCTTATAGATGGTATGTATCACAAATATACACAGGAGTTTAAAGATGTAAGATCCAGATATGAAATGTGGAATCCTGGTGGTAGTACATCTGAGACAGGATACTGGAAAAGAAAAGCAGGTATTCCACAAGCTGATTGGATTACATACCGTGCTAGATACTATGATAGAATTCCTTATACAAAAGCCAATAGAGTTAACGGTGTAGCAGATGGAACTATTCAAATTAAAGAAAATAGTTTTGATGTTCCTAAAGTTGAGAATAGAGAAGTGGTATTAGAACCACGTAATGGTGATAGTATGTCAAACCCTAAGTACAATTCAATAATGGATCCTACTAAGACTGATGCACTTTCTATAGCACAAAGGGAATTTTATAAGATGTATGTTGATATGTATGAAAAGGATCTACTTAAAAAAATCCCAATTGGTGTAGCAGCAGACATGCTGGGTAGAGCTCCTTTAGTAATGAATAGATTACTTGATCAAGTAAGTAGAAAGGGTACTACATATAGTAAGCTCTATGCTAAAGCTGTAAGGTCTAAAGCATTTAATATGTTTAAGACAACTCAACAACAAAAGAATATACAAGTAGATAACCAAGGGTATATAATAAATCAACTTCCAATTTACTATACAGGAAGGCCAAGAACAGATGAAGAAAGAGAAAGTGTTCAAAGAGATATTGATGTACTAAAAGAAAAGTACAAGAGTAATAAAATAACTAGAGACGAGTATAAAGATAAGGTTGCAATTCTCAATGGTAAAATGGCTAAGATAATGGCTACTCCAGCATTAGGTCAAATAGATACTGATATGGCATCTAGCTTATTAAAGTTTAGTGCTATGGCAGAAAACTTTGAAACAATGGGTCAAATAGATGATACTCTAAATGCTTTTGTAAAGGTAATAGAAAACAGAACTTATAGCCCTGCCCCAACAACAGGCCTAACTTTATTGAGTAGAGGAAAAGATAAGATTATAAGTAATGTTGGAACTAAAGCAAACCGAACAGAGCAGCAAAAAAATGTTGTAAGAAGAGCAAAGAAGTTTATGTCTATGATTCATTATGATAATGAATTAGTAACTAAAGGAGCTTTTGATAAAATAGCAGATGGTATAATTCAGTTTTCTTCTTTGTCTTATGTAGCATTTAATCCATTTGGTAACTTTAATAACTACTTAATAGGTAGATTAAATAACAACGTAGAATCTTTAGGAGGTAGATTTTATTCTAATAGTGCATTTAAAAGAGCAACTTGGGAATTTAATAAGAGAGCATTGCCGGCATTAGTTCAAAGAACAGCACATGGTGGTGCAGAAGATTTACTTGACGTAGTAACATTAGGAGTTATACCTGGCTTAGCTAAGGCAGATTATAATAAAAAACTACCTAACAATAAATATGAAGGCTTTGTAGATTCATATAGAATGATGGATAGTATGACAGACATACGTGAACAATCTTCAGCAACTGATGATGGAAAAAGTTGGTTCCAAAGAGCTACTGAATGGGGTTATATAATGCAAGATGCTGCTGAATATAATTCACAGACTAAAGTAGGAATGGCTATATTAATGGATTATATGATTGAAGATGATAATGGAAATTCATTGTCATTATTTGATGCTATGGATTTTGATACTAAGTCCCATAAAAATGTTATGAAAGAAGGTTATCATATCTTAGTTAAGAAAGATGGTACAAAGGTGGAATGGTCAGATGACATGAGGTATGAAATAAGAAATGAAATTAGAGAAGTTAACAAGCAAATTCATGGTAACTATGCTAAAGAAGATAGGATGGTTTTACAGTCTCATACTTTAGGAGCCCTTGCAGTTCAATTTAAAAAGTGGGTTGCTCCTGCAATTAGAGCAAGATACCAAAGAGAATACTTTGATCAAAACTTAGGTTGGATGGAAGGTAGGTATAAATCTGCTTTGAGTTTTATAAACTATGCAATGAGAGAAGTGTTTGTTAATCAAAACCTTCATTTTAAAACAATGGGTAAAGATTATATGGATGCCCAAGTAAACTATTACAGTAAAGAAAAATATGGTGTAGAAAGAAAATATGGTGAAGGTGGTAACATGGATCAAAGAGCAAAAAATAAATTGTTTGGCTTTTATAGATCTATGGGTGAACTAGGTATAATGTTTAGTGTGATGTTTGTGTCAATGTTATTTGATAGAATTCTAAGAGGTGATGATGATGATAGTGATTTTGAAAAAAGACTTAAGAACTTAACAAGATATCAAGCAGATAGAGCTTATAAAGAATTAGTATTATTTATGCCTTCTTTTGCTGGTGCAAAACAAATTGACCAAATGGCAAACTCACCTATTGCTTCAGCTAGATCTGTAACAGAAATGTCTGAGTTTTTGGAAATGTTTATTGTTGGAAATGCTAGATATGGCCTATCAAAAGTAACTGGAAATGAAGAAGAGTTTTTATCAAACTCATCATATGTATATCAGAGAGGTGATAGAAAAGGTGAATTTAAAGTTCATAAAAACTTCAGGGATGTGTTTCCAATAGTCTATTCAATTCAAAAATGGAAGTCATATATTAAAAATGCTGATTTCTATATTAAATAAAATATCAGTTTTTGCTTGTTAAATCACGGAATTTGTGTGATATATACATTAAAAAAGTGTATATTATTATATAGGATACAAAGACATCTGAGAATAACTATGAAAAATATATTGACAGTATTAGCAGTAATAATCCTAACGTTCTCATCTTGTGGTACATATAATATATCTACAAGCTATAAGATTAAAAGTATTTTGACAATAACAGAAAAAGGTGACACTCTTGCGGTGCCTGTTAGAGACTTTAAGTTTAGAATTCTTGATAATAGAATAAGAGAATTTATAAACCGTGATACTTATAGATACCAATACAGAGGAAACTGGCAGAACTGGACTTGGAATTATCACAGTGTTCCAAATGTTAATGTTAGACAAACATACAGTCCACCTGTAATGCATACAAGACCAGTAACAACACCAATAATTAAACCAGTAAAGCCAATTAATGTTGTTACTCCTATAAGAGTACAAAAGAAAATTAAATTTAACAATGACAACTAAACTACTTATAGTGAGCATAACAGCATTCTGCACGTACTTATGTACGTACTTTTTTGATTTATCAATGGAAAACATGGAACAATACCTGGCGGTTTGTTCAGTATTATGGTTAGATGGAATCTTTGGGGTTTGGGCAGGCTGTAAAAGAGAAGGATTTAAAACATATAAAGCCTTAAGAATAACAAAGAACACCTTTACATGGCTGGCAATTCTAACAGTCTTACTTATGATAGAAAAAGGTTTTGATGGAACAGGCTGGCTATCAGAAGTAATTGTAGTTCCCTTTATGGTACTTCAAATTATAAGTGCCTTAAAGAATGCATCAATGGCAGGTCTGATAAAAACAGATGAGCTTAACAAAATCCTAGATAGAATTGACAATCATAAGGGATTAAGAAAATAAACCTTATTCCATCAGTGTTTGAATAAAGTGCACTGTCCAAGCAATCAAACCATTTATATTAAGAACAACCAAATTCCATTGCTTACGTGATGATGTTTGTATTACTACACATATAAAACCCATTATAAATAAACCAGGATGCAATGTCCATTGACCTGCTATCAAAAAGCCTGCACCCATATAACCTATACGGGATGCAACTTTCTGATATGATGTAAGCTTATTTGTATAAGCTAATAATTTAAGTATTTTTTCTTTAACCTTCACAACTTGAACATTCTAATATATTACGTGCAAAATCCTGAGCACTGCTTTTACTAAACTGATAATACAAAGTCTTTACACCTTCTTCCCAAGCATACATATATAACTTATTTATATCTTTAGCTGAGACAGATGGATCTATCATTAAATTTAATGACTGAGACTGGTCAATATACTTTTGCCTTTGAGCTGCTTGTAATACAATCTCTTTAGGAGATATCTCAACAAATGATTTAAATACTGCTTTACTAGGGAAGTCTAAGTGTTGTACACTACCATCTTTCTTTAAGATAGACTTCCAAGTTTTGTCATTGTTTAGACCATACTTCTCAAGTTCCTCTTCTAAAAATGGGTTTCTGTAAATAGTCTTAGACTTAGCAAGATCCTTAATAAAGTAGTTAGACTTGATAGGCTCTATACCCATAGACACAGCTCCGTGAATAAACGAACTTGATTTAGTAGGTGCAATGGCCATTAAAGTTGTATTAGCATAACCATCCCTAATTGAATTGTATCCATGTTCTGTATGTAACTTTCTTGATGCTATTTCACTTCTGTCTTTAAGAGTTCTGAATATTTCACTGTTTAAACCTTTAGCTTGTAGTGAGTCAAACTCAAGAAGCTTTGATTGAAACAATGAATGGTAACCCATAACACCTAGACCAACAGCTCTGTGATTTTTTGCAAAATTATATGCTCTCTTCATACCGGGCATTGTTTCCGCCTTAATAATAAACTCATCCATTACTGCATTAAGAAAATACACATATGTTTCTACAGCATCTGTTTCTTTAATCTCATCCCAGTGTAACAGGTTGATAGATCCTAAGCAACAAACAAAAGAATTATAACTGTCTGTAGGTAATTGTATTTCAGAACATAGATTTGAAGCGGTGACCTCCAATCCTAACTCTTTATAAGGAGAATTGTTATTAGAATTATCTTTAAACATTATGTATGGAAAACCAATCTCACTTCTGTTTTGAATAATCTTGGCCCAAACTTTACGTTTACTTTTATCTCCTGCTTTCATTTCTTCCATCCAAGCATCTGTAACTGTAACACCATATTGAAGGTTCTGAATAGGATTACCATCTGTCCCAATATCTAAGAACTCTAAGATATCTGCATGCTCAACAGGTAAATACACTGCACATGCTCCACGTCTTGCTTCAGATTGTTTACATACATCTACTACAGTATCATATATCTTAGCATAATGAATTGGTCCATCTGCAAATCCTCCTGTAGAAATAGGAGCACCTCTTTCTCTAATGTTTCCTAAGTAAGCTGAAGTTCCACCTCCATACTTAGACATCATTCCAATTTCACGGCCAGCATTTAATATACTGTCCAAGTTGTCATCTACATTAGATCCGTAACAACTGATAGGTAATCCTTTTGCTTTACCAAAGTTAATCCACACTGGAGTTGACAAAGAGTAATACCCTTTGGCCATGTAGTGTTCAAACTTTTCTGCAAATCCTTTTATATTCAAATACTTTTCTGCTTTAATAGCAATGTCTTTGATTCTTTGTTCCGGGGTCTCTGTAATGTAACCCCTTGATAAAAATGTGCGGCTATCTTCATTCAGCCAGTAATAGTTATTATATTCCATAATTAGTTGATTTTAAAATAAGTCATCTTCTGTGATGCTCTTACTCTTCTTGTTGTAATCTACACTCTTCTTGTAAAAGAAGTCTCCTTCTTTGGTGCCTGTAATCTCTATGTCAAACCATTCAGTAGACTTTAATAGTTCTGAGTCAACATCAAATATTGATTTCATACCTATCTTTTCTAAAGAATTATTAAATCTGTTCTTTATAAAGTTCTGAATAGTTTCCTTAGATAGAAACTTTAGCTCTCCTTTTTCAAAGATCCAATCTAGTATACCACACTCAGCAGTATAAGCTTTCTTACAAGCAGAATAGATAAGTTCTTCAAACTCTTTATCAAACCACTCAGGATTTTCTTTCTTAATGATGTTGATAATCTCAGCTCCAAAGTTACCGTGTATCTCTTCTTCCTTACTGGTAGCTTCTACAACATTAGATATACCTTTAAAGACATTCTTTTCTTTGTTAAAACTCATCATAATTAAGAACTGACTAAACAAGCTTACATGCTCTATGAACAAAGAGAATAATAGTACAGATTTAGTATACATTTTGTTATCTCTAGAACGTGTACCATCCAGGTACTTCTTTAAATATTTAAGTCTACCTTCTATTGCAGGTACTTCTACAACTGATTGAAATTCTTTTTCTAACCCTAGTATCCTAAGTAATCTAGCATAAGCATCTTTGTGCCTTACTTCTGACTCAGCAAAAGTAAAGCCTACATCACCTACTTCTGTGATAGGCATTCTCTTATATAGATCTCCCCAAAAAGTTTTAACGTTAACTTCTATTTGTGCAATAGCAAGCATTGTTTTTTTAATAACATCTTTTTCTTCATTTGATATAGTGACTTTAAAGTCTTGTATGTCTTCTGTAAAATTGAATTCTGTATCAATCCAATATGAGTGTCTTATGGCATCTTTATATGCTAATAGTTGTGGATACTCATAAGGTAGTATATTTACTCTGGGTTTGAAGATGTTTTTATTCATAAAAATATGTGTTAAGGATTAAAAAGCCCCATTCTCTATTTAAAAGAATGCGGCTACTAGATGTATTTAATTTACTAAATGTAACTGAGATATAAAAGAGAACTATCACTTTTTATATGCTATTATATTTATTTTAACTAAGTTAAAATTTGTATATTGTTATCAGCAAGCAACACAAAGATAAGATTTTAAAATCTTAATCAGTTGGTTAAGTGACACAAAATTTGTATATTATTCATATAGTACTTTTAAAAAACAAATTTATGTTTAAAAAAATTATACATGTTATTTGGACATATAGCCTGCAAGACTCTTGGAGAGCTATTTGGTCAAAGACTACAATAGATGAAAAAGCTGAAGCAACTTTACTAGAAATAGTAAAACGTTATAAGTTAACAGCAGATGAATTATCTGACGTAGGGCGAGCAATTAAAGAAGTTGGTAATCAGTTAGGTCATGTACCTAAAGCTGTTGCAGGTAAAACAAGAAAGAGAAAATCTAAAAAAAAGGAAATAAAGCAATGAGACAAATTTGTTTATTTATTCAATGGATATCAAAAGGTAAAGTCTGTTTAGGACATTGCCGTCAAGGACTTTGTAACAAAACCAAAAGCAAAATATAATGGACAACTGGGCACTAGAAATAGCATTTCATTGGCCTCATGATAGACTAGCCCTAGGCTGGGAATTTATAAGACCAGATGGTGAATATGATTATACAACTATAAAACTATATTTATTCTTTGTAACATTTACATTGGATATTTAAAATTAAAATAAGATGGCAAAGAAAGGATTGTGTTTACCCAAAGGTAAAATGTCAAGGCAAAAAAGTAAAATGCTTATGAGAACCGGTGGTGAATTAGAGGACATGATGCAAGGCTCTTACACAGAAAAAATGCGTAAGGGTGGTGATGCAGAAAGAATCACAACTAATAGCAAAGGAGAAAGCAAAAAACAAAAATATAAATTAGGTGGTTGGACCCACTCTGGTAAATAGCATATGAACATTTTAACTGACATATTAAGTTTAATTAGACAAGGTAAGTATTCTAAACTAGCTGAAAAGAATGACGTGCTTGTATTAGGTAAATGGAATGAACAACCGGATATGACTGGTGTTGCATCTCCTATACCTTATAAAGCAGTTAAATTAATTAAAATATCAGACTTTAAAGTTGAAGCTGCATCTTGTACTTATAAGAATGTACCTGATGTACCTGTAGGAGATACAGGATCTATATTTCAAAATAAAGCAGTTGATCCTGACACAGGTGAATGTACTGTTAGTTTCCGTACATTAAAATCACTAAGTCCTAATTTAACTTTAGCTGTTTCAGCAGATGATAATTATATAGAAATAACAACAGAGGGTGAACCAAATCTTGCAGCTAATGTAGGAAGTGGTGCTCAAGTATGGAAAGATAAAGTTGGTGAGACACTAAACTTTAGAAGTATAGTACAAGGAAGTAATATAAGTGTAGCTCAAAGTATAAATGAAATAAAACTTAGCGTTCCTGCAGGTGCAGGTTTAAGTCTAACTACAACTGGAACATCTGGAGCGGCAACATTAAGCAGTGGTGTTTTAAATATCCCTAACTATACAACAGGCGGTGGTGGTGGTGCAGACTTTCTTGTTAATGGTGACTCAGGATCTGCACAAACAGTTGTTAATGGTGATACTTTAACAATAGAAGGTGGAACGGGAATAGGAACAGTAGGAACAGGTGGACCTAAAGTAGTTGTCAATTTAAGTGACACGGCAGTAATACCGGGACCATATACAAATACAAACCTTACTGTTGATCAACAAGGAAGAATAACAGCTGCTAGTAATGGATCTAAAGCAAGTTTTTCAGTATATGATGAAGTAGGAGGACCTGGTTTTACTGTTGATGATGGTGATACTGTTTTAATGTTTAGCAGCCCTACAATTGCAGCAATAACAGGTGTACCAGTTGGTAGTCCACCCAATCCTAATTCTATTACTATGGGTTTAACTTGGGATAATCATGTTTCTCTTCTTACTCAATCAGGAACTTCTGCTCCTACAATGATTATGCTTTTAGATAATGGAGTTTCACCTATTACTTGGACTTATGTAGCCTTTGGAACATATCAAGCTACTTTTTCTACTGCTTTATCAGATATAAATAAAGTAAGTTTTGAAATACAAAATAAGTTTAGCGGTAATGGAACTATTCCATATGTAGCAAATATAGTAAATACAACTACAACAGGATTTACAGTAAAAACTTTTAGAATAGATACGGGTGAAGCAGTAGACAATGTACTAGAAAATACAGCACTTGAAATTAAAACATACGAATAATGCCAAACTTTATAACAAAATTATTTTCAAGCGGTGCAACTAAATTAGTTGAAGGAATAGGTGGTGTCTTAGATGAGCTTATTACATCTAAAGATGAAAAGCTTGCTGCTGAATTAAAAATAAAAGAGTTGATAGCCAGACATGAAGTTGAAATGGAAACAGAAATAACTTCAAGGTGGGCCTCAGACATGAATTCAGATTCATGGCTCAGCAAAAATGTGAGACCTATGGTTCTTGTATTCTTAGTTGTATCAACAGTAATATTAGTATTTATAGACGCTGGAGTTATAGATTTTATAGTAGAAGACAAGTGGGTTGATTTATTACAGTTAGTTTTAATAACAGTAATTGGTGCCTATTTTGGTGGAAGATCAATGGAAAAAGTAAATAATAACAAAAAAAACAGAAAAGATGAAAAATAGACAATATGGAAAGGGTGGTACTATGGGTGACGGTGATGCGTTTGTACCAACAAATAGAATGAAAATGGACGTGTACTCTAATAACGGTGGCCTTACGGGTTATATGGCTGGTGGTGATGTTACTAATGTATATGACAGTTTACCAAACGAAAGTGATAATCAACTTGTCAGAGAATTAAGACAGGGTGGTAGTAGTAGTAAAAAATATAAAAAGAAATAATCATGGGCAAGAAAATATCATTCCCTATGCAGGGAGAAAACTATAAGAGAGCAACAACCAATGGGGTTTTTAATCCTACAACTATTCCACAAGCATTGCAAAGTGCTAAGAATAAAGCAATTGTTGCAGCTAGAATAAAGACAGCTAAAAAAACAAATTTGAATCCACCACAAAAGTCTACTAGAGCAGCTGAGCCTGTTCAATCAGAGGCTTTTAAAAATGGGTACTGTAAATAGATAAAATAAAAAACAATGGGCTCATTACTTCAAGATGTATTAGGATTATTTTCTAAGAAAAAATTCACACAACCTGTTCCTTACGTACCAAGTAAGGATGACTATTTTGTATTATCTACAAAAGCAGAAAGTTCATTAAATGTAATGGCCTACTTGCCAAAGGTTGAACAAACTTTAATCTCAGCTAAAGAATTTGCTGATGCCATAGTAGTAGGTACTAATACTACATATGATTATGGTAGTGCACAAGATGGAAACAATGTTGATTTAATACTTACAGGATCTGATGCTACTATAGATATAGTAAAGCTTCTTCCTGGTACTAATATTACTTTAGCCGATGATGGCTCTAATAATATTACTATAAGTAGTACAGATCAATTTGTTGGAACTGTTACTAGTGTAGACGCTGCTACTAATGGAAATGCAATTGCAGTCTCTGGAGGTCCTATCACAACTGCTGGTGTTCTTACATTTAATTACTTAGGTAATTCAACTCAGTATGTTAATGGTGCTGGAGACTTAGAAACTTTCCCAGATTTATTTACTAATTGGAAAATTAATGACGGCTTTGCAACAGGTAGTGTTACTGACGGTGAAGTAGTTCAATTTCTAGGTGGTAATAAAATAGCTACATCACTTACATTAGCAGGAGGTAATCCAGAAAAATTAACTATTACTCACCTTGATACAACTAGAGTAGATACAGCATCATCTGAATCACCTGCATTTGGTACTTCATTTGAGGTTGTTGACAAAATAATTCAAGATGCAACTGGGCATCCTGTACAGGTAAACTTTAAAACAGTAACTCTACCAACACCTGCAGCAGCAAGTAATACTACATATGATTTAGGTGGTCAAGCAAGCGGTGCTGGTGGTGTAAACTATTCTATAGATTTAAGTGGATCAGACGGCTCATTAGATAAAGTAATTCTTGAAGCTGGTAATAACATTACATTAACAGATTTAGGAGCTCCTGGTGTAAAGATTGATGCGGTTGTTCCAGCATTCCCAACTCATGTAACATCTGTAAATAGTTTGTCTGGTGCACTCAATCTAGTTCAAGGTGCTAATATTACAATATTTGATGATGGAGTAAATAATATAACTATATCTGCGTCAGGTGGATCTGGTTCTGTTACTAGCGTTGGTTTATCAGCACCTTCAGCGTTTACTGTTTCAGGATCACCTGTAACAGGCGCTGGTACTTTAACATTTACAGGTGCAGGAACAACGTCACAATACATAGATGGTACAGGGTCACTACAATCATTCCCTTCTGTAGGAACAGGAACTGTGACTGACTTTGGATGTGATGTAACTCCAGGTATAGCAAATTCAATAGTACCTTCTGTAGCAAATTCAACTACCACACCTTTCTTAACTTTAAATTTTCAAGGGGTACCAGCTCAATATGTTAGAGGTGATGGTGCATTAGAAACATTCCCTGTTATTCCTGCAGCAGTACCAGTGATGACATCTACGGTAACTGGAACAGGTAAACTATGGGATGATACAGTACAGGCAGTAGCAGCTCAGGCAGTATCAACTACAATAGATAGAACATATGGTGTTCAATTTAATTCAGACCAACAATTAGTTGTAAATGTACCTTGGGCGAGTGGTAGTTCTGATGATGTGAAATTTAAAATAGACGCAGCAGATACTCAAGCAGGATATTGGTTTGATAAAGTAACTATTGGTAGTGGTTTATCACAATCAGTTAATACAGATGGAAGCGGTGTTAAAACTACAACTATAAGTGCAGTATCAGTTAATACAGTAAATAGTATTAAGGTAGGAAGCAATACTGAGTCAGGAGCGTTTGAGTTTGTTGGTCCTGGTGTTAGTATGGTATCAGGCAACCCTAGTGTTATAACCTTTGCAAGTGTATTAACTATAGGAGCAACAACAGCTGGTGATGCATTAGATGTTGCAGTAGCAAATGACAGTAGTAATACAGGAGATAGTACTTTAGACTTTACATGGGCAGGCTTGTCTACAGACTACATAGATGGACAAGGTAATCTACAAGCATTTCCATCTGTTCCAAGTGTAGTAACAATGACATCATCCGTTCTTGGTATTGGTAAATTGTTTAGTGATGTTGTACAAGCACAAACAGCTCAGGCAGTAAGTAATGTTGAAAAAAAGACTTACGGTGTACAATTTAATTCTAGCAATCAACTAGTTGTAAACGTGCCTTGGACAGATACTTATACTGGTTGGTTACTTGGTGGTGATTTAGGTGCTTCTGAATCTATTGAAAGTGGAAACACAGCAAAGATTGCAGGAGGAGTTGCCTTAACAACTACAGTAACTGCAACAGATACATTAACAATTGACTTAGATAATACAGCTGTATCACCGGGTGCATATACTAATGCAGACATTACAGTAGATCAGCAAGGTAGAATTATTGCTGCTGCTAGTGGAACTGGAGGATCTGCTTCAGTTGTAGGAACTAATGGTATTACTGCTAATACTGCAGGAGGAGTTGCTACTGTAGAAGTTGATTATCTTGGTACAGATAATATTGTTCTTACTGCTCAACAAGCACTTGGCAACGAACCTACTCCAGGAGAAGATCATATTTTATATAATGATGCTAAGACTAATACAGTACAGAAAGTTTTAATTGAAAATCTATTTGATTCAGGACCAATAGCTAAAACTATATTTTCAGTATTAGATACGGGAACAACAAATGGTATAGTAAAACAAATTGCTGGTACTTGGAATGGTTTACAAGTAACACCGGGTACCCCTGGTGTTTATGCTGTATCATGGGGAACTCCTTTTCCAACTACAAATTATATTGTTCAGCTTACAACTGAAGGATCACCGGGTAATGATGCAGTATATATTACTGAAAAAACAGTTAGTGGTTTTACATTACAATCAACAAATACTGCAGGAGGAAAAATTAATATATTAATCAACGTTGCTATATTTAATTAATATAACATAAATATTAAAAAAAAAGAACATGAGTGTTTATATACAAGAAGTCTTAGGGCTATTAAAGAGGAATAAAAAGAAAAAGAAACTAGACAAAATGAGAGATCATTTTGAGTTTGGTAAGCTTTATCATAACAGCACGCTGAATACAGGTGCGGTTTATAATCCTAAGATGGAACCTTTTGTAGTAAAATGGGGAGATCTTGTTTGTGAAGCAACAGAAAATTTAACTAGAACAAAACCGGGAGAAGGAAATCTTGGTTTTGTTCCTGTATACACAACACCTGAAGGTTCTTGTGCATGGGATACTTTAATGGATTCTATCATAACACAAAATGCTATAGGTGATACTATAAATATAGCAGGAGATTTATATGTAGAAGGTACCATAACAACTCCTACTCTTACTGAAGACCGTATAGTTATAGTTGGGCCTGGTGGAGTATTAGAAGATGATGCTAACTTTACTATGGATGGTGTTACTTTTACTGCATTGGTAAATGTGCAGCACGGTAATGTTGTAGCATCTCCCGGTGTTCCAACAACAACTACAACTCTTAACTCAAATATTATACTTAATGGACCCATTACTGATTCACAAGGAAATTTAGGTCAACTATCTCAAGTACTTGTAGGTTTAGCTGACGGAAGAGTAGTATGGTCTGATGATGATGTTGTTGAAGCTTTAACTTATGGAAGCTTATGGCAGGGTAATATAAATGACTTAAAGCAAGAATTACCTATAGGAACTGTAGATCAGATTCTTATTTCTGATGGAATAACTTTTTCTTGGGAAGATAATCCTGCAGCAATTGTAGGTGAAGTTTGTGATATATATAGAATACCATTATGGACACCTAATGCTAATACATTGGGTTGTTCTTTATTAATACAAGATGGTGATTCAGGTACCCCGGCTAGTAAGATTACTAATGACGGTAAACTACAGCAAACAAAAGAATTATTTTTAGATACAGTAGCACAAGATGATACTCTTACTGAAGTATTAGTAAGAGACACGGGTTCATCTAATGAAGTTAAATTTAGAGATGTATCTACAATTGTACCTGCAGTAGGTTTTGATACTCTTCCAATGAGTCAAACAGCTGATTGGGATCAATCATCAGGATTTAGAAATGCTTTTGTATATTTAAATGACACAGTTGCTGCTTCTTATAGAATTATAAAAGGAATGACACCGTTAGAAGATGGTATGACAGGAGTAGTTATAGCAGAAAATGCTAAACTAGGAACTCTTCTCCCTGATGGTGCAATTAGATTTGGTAATTGGAGTAATGGTTTAACAAATGTAACTAATAGAGTTTCATGGTACGAACCAACAATATCACAGCTTGGATACAAAACTAGTGACTTACTATACGGTGAGTCAATCAAAATAAAATATCATTACTATGATGTTAATGCAGGAAGCTCTATTTTATATTGGGAGTCATGCTGTAAACTTTATTCAAATAATACTTGCCCTGTAACATCAGGAGCATCATATGTTATAGATGAAGATACAAGTTTAACTAACACAATGGTTGTCATTGATGATGGTTACGGTGGATATGGAAATCTTTTTCAATTAGTGGGTGCACCACCTGCTAATGGAACATTCGTATTTGATACAAGTACTGGTTCATTTACTTTTACTCCAGATGCAAATTGGTTTGGTACTACAAGTTTTCAGTTTACTGTTTTTGATGGTTACTGTACATCTAATGTATCTACTATACTAATAGTAGTAAATAATGTAGTTGATCCACCATTGTGGACATCTACTGATCCTGTAACTGCAGGAACTTATCCTAATTTAACAGGTAATGATACATGGACATACTCATGGACTACTAATGATCCTGATACAGCATGTGCTGATTTAGATTATACAATAACAGTTGATGGAGTAGAAATATTTCCAGCAGCGGGATCAAGTTGGTTATCTTTTGTAGACAATAATGATTGTACAGGAACTTTATCCGGTACTTATCCAGCAGCAGGAGGAAATTTTGTAGTTCAAATGATTGTTGAAGATCAAGATGGTGGTGCAGACACACAAACATTTACAATTGGTGGTCTAGCAGTAACTAAAGATACTTACTTTGTTACTTGGCATGACACTTCAGGATCTATGAATTCTACAATTTTTGAAACAGCACAAATATCAAGTGTTCCTATTTTTTATGGACAATCAAATGGACAAGGTACAGGTACAACTACATTATTTATGGATCCTGCGCAAAATGCAACAGGTCTTGTTAGTATTCCAGCTGGAACTACTTCACGAAGTTATCTATTAGTTAGAGCAGGTATGACTGTAACAGGAACTGGAATTCCAGCTAATACTATAGTTGGTACTGCTAACATTGGAAGTAATCAAATGGGTTTAGTAAATGCAACATCTGGTCTTCCGGTAGTACAAACCACTAATCTGGGTAATGTAATCACATTTTCATTAACTGATGCAATGATACTTGCAGATTATCAAGATCCTAATAACTTAAGAAACCTATTACAAGATTTCTATGCTGTAGGTCTAACTTTAGCACAGGAAATTGCTGGAGGTATTACACCTAATCCAGTTACTAATGGTCAAGACATGTATAATTCTCATCTTTATTGGGGTCATTCTGGAGCAGAAAGACAGATTGATATGATGAACAATAGAGGTCAAGGTACAACAATAGGACCTGGTGGATATTTCCCAGATGCACAAAACTTAATGTTCTTGTGTTTTGCAGATGAATCTAATAATTATGGTCTTGTCGGTACAGGTAATGGGACATGGGCAGATAGACAGAATTCTATGGTTACTAATATTAATACAGATGTTAACTCAGTTGTAAACTTTATTAATACAGTTGAAGCAGCAGCAGGTAATAATTCAATATATAGATCTACTTTCTTCCAAGTAAATGGTAGTACTCCAGATTTAGTACCACTAGTTGGTGATGGAGGAAATGCAGGTACAGACGGAGGAGGTTTATTACCATTTGGTATTAACGGTTCAGAATTCACACCTCCTGCTGCAACATTTGCAGGATATAGTTCAGCACAATTCCAACAAGTAACAGCTTGGTCATCAGGTGCACCTATACGTTTAAGATGGAGAAGTGATTTAAATAATAACCCACCAACTCCATCTGCTTACTGGTATGGTCAAATTAGAACTGCATTAATCAATCATGGTTATACAGGCCTATAACTAAAAGGGCCCGGTTAATTCCGGGCCTATTTATTTTTTGTTATTTTCTATTTCCTTTTGTAAGCATGCAAGTGCACGCCAGGCAACTTTTGCTGTATGACGTATTCCGTCATCATCAACTGTTCCAGCATCAATAAGATGTCTAGCTAATGCATCAAAGTCATCATTAGACTTATCACGATCCCAATGTAATGGTTTATCTGGATGGTGCTGTTTGTTTCCCTGCAGTGATACACGAGCTATTTCCATAATAGCATCCGGGAAGTATCTTAATACACCAGTAAATACTGGAGTAGCTTTTCTAGTTTCAGCTTTTTTCATTTCTTTTTTCTTTTTCTTCTTTCAGCCATAACATCTTCAATCTTTCTAACTTCATATGCTCCACAAGGACCATCAGCAGCACGAGATGTTGCTTTCCTATTAGTTCTTTGCCAACTATATGTTTGACTATCTTCATCACAGGGTATAAATTTAATACCAAGTTTAGAATATTTTTCTATTCTTTTATCTTTTTTTTTCATTTGTTTTTATTTTTACGATAGTCCATGATGAAGCCTATTGCTACGAGCAGGTTTAATCCCATGCTAGCAATAATTTCATGCACATCTTTATATGTATTTATTGATAAGTGAACATGGCCTATAACCCAAAAAGGTATAGCCATCTGCTGACTATACCATATTAAAGCAAACTCTAGAAATTTCTTCATGTGTTTTTCTTTTGTAGGGTGATTAAAGGAGCCAGAGCCCAAGAATGCGTAACTCAGGCCCCAGTTGGTTATCTCCTATTCATTTTATTCTTACTACTAATGTAGAGAAAAAATATAGCTAATATAATTACAACGTATATCCTCACTAATCTAAAAATACATTTTCAATTAATTGTGTATCAGTTATATCTTCATCAACTTCAACAACTTTATTTACAGGATCAGAAATAACAATTACCTTTTCTGATAACGTTGTTTCTTTATTAAGTGTTGGTTTAGAACTACTTAAGCATTCTGCAACAATAAAGTCATGAAAGTTTTGACTGTCTTGTAACCAGTACCGTGGATGTGCTTTCTTTAATGCATGTGTAACATGATTGTAAAAAGTCCAACAGGTATTTGATTCTGTCCCATAATGAAATGATGGTTTAGCTAGCTCAGCTTTAATAATAG